ATCGAAGGAGGATTCTAATGTCATACTTTAAAAGTTTTCCAAAAGAGTTCTACCAGTTCGGGGATGACCCTAACCGTGCAGTGATGCAGAACATCACAGCGTACGTAGAGATATTTGACCAGGCCCGAGCCAACGCTTCCTTCTATCAGGACTACTATATTAAGGAAGGTGAACGCGCAGACCACGTATCACAATACTTTTACGACACCCCACAGTTGCATTGGACCTTCTGGATGATGAACAATCACATCCGCGAACGTGGGTGGCCACTAACACGCAAGCAGGTTCTGGCGAAGGTACAACGAGATTACAGTGGACTCGTTTTAAATACGAGCGAAGACGTGTCAAATAAGTTCCATGTGGGTCAACAGGTGACAGGCATGAACGGTTCAGGTACCGTGGTAGAACGTAACCTGCAGTTAGGTCAGGTAGTGTTGACAGATGTTAGTGGGTACTTCGGCGACGGAGAGCAAATTACGTCTCAGGTACAAGAAAGCCTAGAGACCTTGCTGGTCGATACCTCATCAAAAGAACACTTAGCGACTCGTTATTACGTGAATGCAGATGGTGACAAGGTTGATGTACAACCATTTGCCCAACCCCCAAGCAACGTTGTGCCGGTTACACATCAAGAGTTCTACCTAGAGGAGAACGATAGCCTACGACAGATTCGAGTGGTACGCCCTAACGCAATGGGTTCAATCGTTTCTGCTTATCGTAAGGCAATGAGATCATTATGACAGAAGAAACCAAGATTGAACACTACACTCCGGTAGAGTTTACGAAGGTTCGATTATCAGGTACACACCTTGGTGACAACATTGCGATTGAGAACGTCACGACCGACATCGATATATTCGAACACTTAGACAAACCGTATCTAACCGCTGTGTTATCTTTCATGGACACTGGTGACATCATCTCCGGTGGATACTTTATTGGAGACGAAAAGGTCGAGATTGAGTTGACTACTCCACCAACAGGTACGGACCCAGACATAGTTCCGAACGTAATCAACAAGACGTTCATTGTATCTAAGATTGTATCGGCGGTGAAGGTACACGACGCAGCTGAACACGTTGTGTTGCACTTGATTGAAGAACACGCATATGTCAGTCAGACAGAACTCCTTAACAGTAAGTTCGAGGGGCCACCCGCAGAAATCATTAGACGCATGGGTAAGTACATAAATGCTAAGGTTGATTACGATGCAAAAGGTGCGGGAAGTATGCGTGTCATCGTTCCTAACCTAACTCCATTGAATGCGATGGCGTGGATAAAAAACCGTACCAGTACCAATGAAGGGTATCCTTTTTACTTGTATTCTACGCTGATTGGTGATAAACTACAGTTCCGTGACCTTAAATCATTGATGAGCAACAAACCAATCAACCCAAAGTATCCGTATGCACACATCACCACAGACATTAATGTTGCAGATGCATACACAGATACACTGCGTAGGCGGGTCATTATAAGTTACGAACACCGCAACACAGACAGTGTCGTTGAGATGATAGCCAGGGGTGTCATGGGTTCATACATTAACTATATCGACGTGACTCAAGGGAAGACGTTCAAGGGCGAGTACAACATACACAACGACGTAATGACTCAGTTGATTAAGGACGGGTTCGGTAATGAGTCGTTGTACAACTACCGTGATGCTGAGTTACATACCACACGAGGTAAATCAATTACTCAGATTGGTGGTATGAAAGCGTTCGACGGTATGAAGTCATACGGTGAGGCAGATGACCTTGCGAATTATAAGCGTGGCTTGATTACAACTGCAATGGATACAGTATTGAAGAAGGCTCCGTTGACTTTGACTGTAGACTTTGCGGACTTCATCAAAGAACCTAACGTACACAACAGTATAGGTAATACATTGCGTGTCCGTTTTATGCGCAACCTAGACACAAATGAACTAGAATCTTTAGGAGACGCCGGCGAAGACTTTTACAGATACGACCCGAAGAAGTCAGGGGACTTTTTGATATTCGCGACGAAGCATTCATTCCGTCGTGAGAACTATTCTGCCACACATTCTCTCGTGAAAGTGTCAGAAGATGCTGAACTACCAACAGGTTAATATTATGATACCAGATACATTTATTGATTACTATGGTGACCAGACTCGCTGGTTCGTAGGTGTGGTCACAAACACTGAAGACGACCCTTTACAGATAGGTCGTGCACAGGTACGCATTCATGGTATACACGACGACGAGGCTATACAGGACAAACACTTACCTTGGGCGCAGATTGTCGTACCCGTAACACACGCAGTACACGAAGGCAAAGGACAGTTCTTAGGTATGTTAGTGGGTACTCAGGTTTTCGGTGTGTTCTTAGACGGGAAAAACTCTCAGTTACCTCTTATCGTTGGCTCGATACCGAAAGAAGGTGATAGTAATTCACGAGTCAAGAAGTTCGGCGAGTATCCAAAGAACAAGGTATATGCAACTGAGTCGGGTCACTACAAAGAGTACGATGATACGTATGCAAAAGAACGCATCCGTGAGCAGCATATGCTAGGTGGGTTCACCGAAATGTACACCGATGAGAATCAAAAGACATCATATGTAATCAACGTTACAGGTGATTGCGATATCAAAGTGAAGGGAACCGCCAACATCACAGGTTCAGAAGGAGTGAACATTGGTGGTGGTCCGGTTAGTATCAACGGCAAGAAACAGTAATGCCTAAGTATCAGGACAGTGACGCGACCGTATACATCGGGGGTCAACCCGTTGTCGATGTACGTCTCGGCACCGAGTCCGTATACAGAACGTTTAGTCCAGCCAATCCGGTACCGCTTCCTAATCTACAGGTAAACCCATTACGTTCTGGCGTTGTGCAGGGGTTGAGTAAAGAGAAGTCGGACAAGTTAGAGAAACTAGGGTTCGGCGCTTTACTCGCAGGTCTATCCATTGGTGTTAAGATTCCGTGCGAGAGCGATAACTTCCTACCTACCCGCGCAGACATCGTTAGCGCTTTCAATGGTCTAGCGGATATACCAAAACAAATCGAAGCCGAACTTGTTAAGTTACGTACTGAACTTGAGGGTAAGGCCAACCAGATTCAACAGGACCTTGAGAACCTAGACCCTGAAGTAGAACTCGCCCGACTTCTGAACGAAGAACTCGAAGAGGTTTTCGAAATTATCGAGGACATCGAGAAGATAATCGAAACCGTCGCAGACATCCTTTCCCCTTACTGGAAAAAGGGAGACATACGTTGTTACGCAAAGGAGATTGACGACGCGTGGAATGAGTTGATACAAGAGTATCACATCTTTATCCCAGTAAAGGTGATGGAGATGATTAGTAAAATCATTCCGGTAGACTTCAACGTAAACATTCTAGGCATCGACATCAACGTATTGAAGATACTAGAGAATGAAGAACAGGAACGCATACTTGCGCAGATTGAAGCCGAGGTAGACAAGTTCTACGCACTCGTACCGAAAGAGTTGCGGTTTTGGGATGGTGAGTGGGGTGTTATATGTGAGCAGTGGAAAGCGCGGTTGACGTGGCAACACATCAAGGCAGAAATTGTCAAGTGGACCACTAACACTTTGTTCGCACTGTTCGAGAAGTTGATTGACATGTTCGAGGAGATATGGGATTCGTTGGGTTTGCCGGACCTACCTATTCCACTGTCATTCGATGTAGAGGCGTGGATTGATGCAGCGATGCAGGCCATTAAAGCACAGGCACTTGCGAAGAAAGACGAACTGTTAGGTGAAGTCGCAAATCTCGAAAAACAGATTGAAGACGTGAAGACGGATATAGAAAACTTTGATGCAGAGGCCGAACTACAGAAACAGATAGATGCAATCGACATCGAAGGGACCGTATACGCATTGGTCATCGAGGAACTAGAGAAACTGCAGTTGTTCGGTATTTCGCTCCTTGACGTGATTGGGGGTTCCATAGAAGAGAACATCTCGATGGCCGAGAAAGAGATTGACAATCTAATCAAGGGTGCACGTGACTGGGCGCAGAACTGGCAGAAGAATCTATTGCTCGAGTGGGTGGGTCTGGTTAAAAAGTTTTTAGACGCGATTGGGTTAGGTAAAATCCTAGACCTTATCTTCCTTACGTTCTGTGACGTACTAGAGTTGATAGGTGTACCGTTAGAGTTTAAAATCGAACCGCCTGCACTTTCTGTATAAATAGAACAAAAAGAGTTGGACTGACATGAGTAGAATAAACTCCCTTGAAGCTCGTTACACAAACGATAGACCGATAACTGTTACGGTAGACCGTGTTAACAGTGATATCGACTGCACGTTTAAAGCGAAGCCAACAGGTATACGTGACATCTTTCTAAAGACGGAAACGGCCGCGGTCATCCAGTCAGTTAAAAACCTACTCATGACCAATCACGGAGAGAAACCATTCTCACCAAAGTTCGGTGGGAATCTAGGAAGTTTCTTATTCGAGTTGGGTGACGCAATGGATGCGGGAGATGTCGAGGAATTAGTGCAGGCGGCATTAGTCTACGAACCTCGTGCAGTATTAAAAAAGGTTGAAACACTATTCAACCCAGATTATAACTCTATTACAGTAACAGTTGTATTTGCAGTGACCGCAACCAAAGAGACGGTTACTCTGAACGTTAATATATCAAGGGTGAGATAACATGGCAATATCAACTTCAGATCTTGACTTCGCGAATATCAAAGCGAGGCTGAAGTCTCAACTCAAGAAAAACGACACCTTCAAGGACTACGACTTTGAAGCATCGGGTATGTCCACTATCCTTGATGTACTTGCGTACAACACTCACATCAATGGACTTGTGGCGAACATGGGAATCAACGAGGCGTTTTTGTCCTCTTCCCAGTTACGTGCCTCAGCGCTTTCTCATGCCGAGACCTTGGGTTATGTACCAAAGTCGTCATCGTGTCCAGTCGCAGAAATTTCTGCAGAGGTAGAGTTCAAGGACATCACGGACCCTGCCGTACTACCAGATTTTCTGATTATGCCAGAAGGTCAGGAGTTCACTGTATCGGTTGACGAAGTAGTGTATTCATTCTATACTACCGAAGAGTACATCGCACATAGACCGTCAGAACTACCGGATACACTTCCGTTTACTGTAACCTATCAGTTCAAGTCAGCCGCGAGTAATCCAGTCATTAATTTGATACAGGGTGAGATTAAGAGTAAGACCTTTGTAGCAGGCGGACCACAAGATAACAATCTTTATATTTTACCAGACAAAGACCTAGATGTCAATACAATTACTGTAGAAGTCTACGATAACTTCTCTAGCACATCATCTGTCTCATACAAGAATCTAAACGAAGTACGTAACATCACGAAAGAATCACGCGTATACATGATACGCGAAACGTCGAACGGTGAATACGAAATGTTCTTCAGTGATGGTACCATATTGGGCACTGCACCGTCTGCAGGTAATAAGATTGTGGTATCGTATCGTGTGACTGCAGGAGAGGAGGCCAATGGTGGTGACCTATTCGCAACTACAGAGATTTACGAGGGTGGTAACTACCTAAACGTCAAAGTGATTCCAATCAGTCGCGCAGCGGGTGGTTCAGGTAAAGAGACACTATCCTCTATCAAGAAGAATGCACCTCGTGCATTCGTTGCACAGAATCGCCTTGTTACTGCGGACGACTACCGTTCATTGATTCTGAATAACTTCGACTCGTACATCACCGACGTATCTGCATGGGGTGGTAACGATAACGTACCACCAGAGTATGGTAAGGTATTTGTCAGTATCAACTATGCAGACGGATTGAGCGACCTTGCCCAAGAGGATGTACAGGAGTCAATCCGTGAGCAGTTGACAAGTAACATTTCTATTATGTCAATTGATACTGAGTTTGTCAAACCTAATTTTACCAAGTTGGAGTTACAGACGGTATTCCAGATAGACGCGACTAAGAACATCTCGACACTAGAGACATTGCAGAGTCGCGTTAACACCGTAGTAGAAGACTACGTCAAGAACGAATTGAACGCTTTTGGTGCAACATTCCGTCGCTCTAATCTATTGACGCGTATCGACGCGTTGTCTCCAGCGATTCTTAACTCACGCATGACTGTCAAGATGCAGCAGACCATTCCAATCACACAGATGATTAGTGATGTGAACGGCATGTATCTTGCGGCGGGTTTGAGTGGAGTCGATTACTTAGACCAAGACTTCGAGGTAAAATATCCTACTATTATAGCTGAAGCGGACAACGACGAACACACAGTCATGTCTTCTGTCTTTAGGTCGAAAGGTAAGAACGTATACATTAGGAACCTTCTAGGTTCAACTAGACTACAGTTGGTAGACGTAAACGGTGTCTTAGTATTAGATAACATCGGTAGTTACGACCCAGCGAAGGGTTTGGTAAAACTGGTCGCGTTGTATGTCGATGGCGTTGGTTACGGTGGTGCTGGTATTAAGATTAGTGCAACACCAGCGAACCAGAGCACCATCCGTCCTCTACGTAACTACATTCTAAGTTTAGATTCATCGATGTCATTCGCACGTGGTACGATGGACGAAGGTGATATTAAGGTCACGTTATAATGTCTAATCTGCAAGGTAGAGACAGATACCGCCCAGGCTTCCATAGCGCAGAAGTCGAATCGTTAGTACCCGCATTCTATAAAGAACAATACCCACTATTCATTGAGTTCTTAGAAACGTACTACGACCCGTCACTGTTCGATGGTATTTCATTCGAAGATATGATACATGAGTTGTTTCATGTACGCGACATCGCATCGGCTGATGCAGAAATCCTTGATAGGATATTTGCAGAGATTAGTGATGGACTAGAGTCAGAGTCGTTCCACTATAATCGTGACCCATACATGATGGTGCGTCTCTTGGCGAAGTTCTATCGCGCAAAGGGTACAGAGATATCGGTTGACCAATTCTTCCTTGCGTTCTTCGACGAAGAGGTAGAAATCACCTACCCTAAAAAAGACATCTTTAAACTGAACGACAAGGTGGGTGGTTCTATTATCGGTCCTCAGAGTATGAAGTTTATACAGGACGACCGACGTTATCAGATTTTCTCAGTTCTTTTGAAAACAGGCATGTCTCTTGCAGACTACGAACCAATCTACAAGAAGATGGTGCATCCGGCAGGATGGTATCTAGCTGCACAATTAGAAACACAGAGTGAGGCGCATCTTAATCTGAAGGCAGGTCCAACTGTAGACCCACTTGAAGTACCTAACTATCCGATTTTACTTGCATCTCATGTGGTTGACAAACTAGACCCACAGTACACTCTACTGGTTATGGAAGAGAACGACCCAGTAGATGCGCGTACGCAAGTAGAGAAAGACACTGGTGAAGGTATCTTAATCAGTTCGCTTGAGGTACTAGAGAAGTACGACGACATTACACTACAACAGTTAGTAGACGACTTTGACACCATCGCAGCGTGGGTAAGTGTTAAGGCCGCGACAATCGACGACGACGGTGTTGACATGTCTCAAGACTACGAGACACTCGACGGTGGTGATGGTACAGGTTAATGGTAACTGCAGACGATATCCTCAACCAGAATCCCAATGGGGAGCCGGTCAAGGTCTGGACGGGGAAACAGAGTGAGTACGATGCACTGTCTCCGGACAGTGATACTGTATACTTTATATTAGCAGACCCACCACCAGAGGAAGAGTCTCCGTTTAGTTCTGGAAATAACCCACTCATCCCAGGCGGTGGTGAAACTACGGGAGAACCAGAACCAGAACCGCAACCAGCTCCAGTCCCGTGGAGTGATGTCACTGCAGTGCAGGACGTTACGGTTACAGGTGGTCCTCGCACATTAGAACCATATAACCCAGATACCTTCACCCGTCTTGAAAACCACTCACTATGGGTTGCGTATTTCCCACGTCGATTCACTATCGACACTACCTTTAATAGCGACGGTACATTCGAAACATTTGTGACTGACCGCTTCTTAGGTATCGGTGGGACTACCCCATTATTCTCTGGTAACTGGAGAGACAGTGCAGTCCCAGAGGGTACTACCTATACATGCGGCATAGAACTAAACTCTCTGAATGGCATTCCGGTCACTCGCGATGACCGCACCTCTTTAGGGTATCATGCCAACGCGGAGTTGTTAGATGTCAATGGTGTAGATGTTACCGTCTTTCAGGGCGGTACCGTTATACAAACGGAAGTATCATCTACGGAAGGTGGTACGATTTCTGTTGCATTTGAAGAACACAGTGACTTGCAGAACCGCGAGCAAGATAGTATGCACCTAGACGCAACAGTTGTGTTGTCAGGTGTCGGGGCATTCAGTTTGTTCGTCACTGGTGTATTTGATGGTACCGAACCAAGCACACACACTCAAGAGTTTAATGTTATATTCGATATGGCGGGTGAGGGACAAAAAGTATTACTCCCTTGGGCGCAGTCGGTACTTATCAATATCAATGATGAGTTCAGTGGTGACCCCGACCCACGCGTAGATTTTTACACACTTGATGTTGCAAAACCAAAACAGTTTCATGACGGTGCAGACGCAATAGATGAGGTATTAGTAACCGCCCCGTCAGGTGTTGTTGAGTTTCACTTCATGCACTATAGTACCCTTACGCATACAGTGATGGTTGAGTTTGGTGCAGGGTGGAATGATTCAGGCTCTACTATAGCACTAACCCGTGGTCAGAGTTATCAGGCAACTGTTGGTGCAGGTGCAACAAATGGGCAGTTTCTTCCAGTCACAATATCCACTACTATAGGTGACCAGACATACACTAAAGAGGTTCCAGTTTCAGTATTTGTGTTTGATTTTAACTTCGACTTCGGTGGGGGTCGTTAAATCATATAAATAAAGACATCTTTCATTTACTCAATCCAGAGAAGAATAAAAATGTCAAGACAAACACTTAATACTGGTGGAGCGGCGAACGATGGTCAGGGTGATACTCTCCGTCAGGCCAGTGAAAAAATTAATGCGAACTTTGAAGAACTGTATCAGTTAGTTGAAGTCAGTGGTGAAGGTGGAATCACTGCAGAATTTTTAAGTAGTTATGTCGATACGTCAGTCCAACAAAAGTTAGATGGTATCGAGTTAGATGATGTCATCAACAATACTATAGCAATCAATACACTCGATGCTCGTGTTACTCAACACGATACCGCACTTACCCAATTACGAGATGACGTAGATAACGCCGTAGGTGGTCTAGGACCTCAAGGTCCGACAGGTCCACAGGGTGCACAAGGTCCTACAGGACATCAAGGTACTAAAGGTCAACAGGGCTCCATAGGTGGTCAAGGTATTCTAGGTGGACAAGGTCCACTAGGCGGTCAGGGCACAATGGGTCCTATCGGACCACAAGGTGGACAAGGCGCACAAGGACAACAAGGTCTTCAAGGTAACCCAGGCCCTATCGGTCCACAAGGTAACCAAGGTGTGCAAGGTATTCAAGGTCTACAGGGTAACCCTGGGCCTATCGGTCCACAGGGTAATCAGGGGGTTCAGGGTATTCAGGGTCTCCAAGGGAACCCAGGCCCTATTGGCCCACAGGGTAACCAAGGTGTGCAAGGTATTCAGGGTCTTCAAGGAAATCCTGGCCCAATAGGACCTCAAGGTAATCAGGGGGTTCAGGGTATCCAAGGTTTGCAGGGTAATCCTGGCCCAATAGGACCTCAAGGTGTACAAGGTTCTCAAGGTATCACCGGATTGCAAGGTAACCCTGGCCCTATCGGTCCACAGGGTATCCAAGGTTCGCAGGGTGTTACTGGTCTTCAAGGAAACCCTGGCCCTATCGGTCCACAAGGTATTCAGGGTTCAACTGGTGTCACTGGTCTCCAAGGGAACCCAGGCCCAATAGGACCTCAAGGTATTCAGGGTTCAACTGGTGTTACTGGTATACAAGGTAACCCTGGCCCTATCGGTCCGCAAGGTTTGCAGGGTTCTCAGGGTGTTATTGGACTTCAGGGTAACCCTGGCCCTATCGGTTCGCAGGGTGCTCAAGGTTCTCAAGGTGTTCAAGGTCTTCAAGGAAACGCAGGTCCGATAGGACCACAAGGCGTACAAGGTTCGCAGGGTGTTACCGGACTTCAAGGTAATGCAGGACCTATCGGACCACAGGGTGTACAAGGTTCTCAGGGTGTCACTGGTTTACAAGGTAACCCAGGCGAACAGGGTCCTCAAGGTGAACAGGGTTCTCAAGGTGTTGTTGGTATTCAAGGTAACCCTGGCCCAATTGGTTCTCAAGGTGCGACTGGACCACAAGGTATTCAAGGTCTGCAGGGTAATGCAGGTCCTATTGGTGCACAAGGTTCTCAGGGTTCGCAAGGTTCTCAAGGTCTACAAGGTAACGCTGGACCGATTGGTCCACAGGGTTCAACTGGTGCGCAAGGTGTTACCGGATTGCAGGGTAATGCAGGACCTATCGGACCACAGGGTGTACAAGGTTCTCAGGGTGTTACCGGATTGCAGGGTAACGCGGGTCCAGTAGGACCGCAGGGTGTACAAGGTTCCCAAGGTGTTACCGGATTGCAGGGCAATGCAGGACCAGCGGGACCTCAAGGTGCACAAGGTTCTCAAGGTATCACTGGTATTCAAGGTAACATCGGACCAGCAGGACCACAAGGTTCTCAGGGTTCGCAGGGTGTTACTGGTCTACAGGGTAACATCGGACCAGCAGGTCCACAGGGCGCACAAGGTTCTCAGGGTGTTATCGGATTACAAGGTAATGCAGGCCCGTTGGGTGGACAAGGTCCAGTCGGTAATGCAGGACCAACAGGTATTCAAGGTAACATTGGTGCCGCAGGTCCACAAGGTGCACAAGGTTCTCAGGGCGTTAAAGGTTTACAAGGTTCTGTCGGTGAACAGGGTGCACAAGGTGAAAGAGGTGCACAGGGTGAACGTGGTCTGCAAGGTGCGATTGGTCCTATCGGTGCAACAGGTGAGGCAGGTCCACAGGGACCAGCAGGAACTACGCCAGGGCCACAGGGTCCTATCGGTAATACAGGTGAGCCTGGCCCGCAGGGTCCAGCAGGTACAACTCCTGGCCCACAAGGTCCACAAGGTTTACAAGGTGAACCTGGCCCGAAAGGTCAACAGGGTTCTATTGGTCCAGTAGGTCCACAAGGACCGCAGGGTGTTCAAGGTATTCAAGGTACTACTGGTGCAATCGGTGCGCAGGGTGCTCAAGGTGCACAAGGTCAACAAGGTTTACAGGGTGCCATCGGTAACGCTGGACCGCAGGGTACAACTGGTTCGACTGGACCTCAAGGTCTACAAGGTCAAATTGGTAATGCGGGACCACAGGGACCACAAGGTAATCAAGGGGTCAAAGGTCTACAGGGTGCCATTGGTAACGCTGGACCTCAAGGACCACAAGGTGCGCAGGGCATACAAGGCCTACAGGGTGCCATTGGTAACGCTGGACCACAGGGTGCACAAGGTGCACAGGGTATCCAAGGTATCCAAGGACAAATTGGTAATGCTGGACCGCAGGGTGCGCAGGGTTCCCAAGGACAACGTGGTCTACAGGGACAAATCGGTAATGCAGGTCCACAGGGTGCGACAGGTTCAACTGGACCACAGGGTTTGCAGGGACAAATCGGTAACGCTGGACCACAAGGTGCTACAGGTTCAACTGGACCGCAAGGTTTGCAGGGTCAGATAGGTAACGCTGGACCACAAGGCGCACAGGGCGCTCAAGGTATCCAAGGTATCCAAGGACAAATCGGTAATGCTGGACCACAGGGTGCACAAGGTGCGCAGGGTCAAAGAGGTCTTCAAGGTCAGATAGGTAATGCAGGCCCTCAAGGACCACAAGGTGCACAGGGTATCCAAGGTATCCAAGGACAAATCGGTAACGCTGGACCACAGGGACCACAAGGTTCTCAAGGACAGCGTGGCCTGCAGGGACAAATAGGTAATGCCGGACCTCAAGGTGCAACGGGTGCTCAGGGTGTCCAAGGTCTGCAGGGTCAGATTGGTAACGCTGGACCACAGGGTGCAACGGGTGCTCAGGGTGTCCAAGGTCTGCAGGGTCAGATTGGTAATGCCGGACCTCAAGGACCTCAAGGGTCTCAGGGACAAAGAGGTAACCAAGGTCAGATTGGTAACGCTGGACCACAGGGTCCTCAAGGTGCTCAGGGTGTCCAAGGTCTTCAAGGTCAGATAGGTAATGCCGGTCCACAGGGTGCACAAGGTGCACAGGGTGTCCAAGGTCTTCAAGGTCAGATTGGTAATGCAGGTCCGCAGGGTCCACAAGGTTCTCAGGGACAACGTGGTCTGCAGGGTCAGATTGGTAACGCTGGACCACAGGGTCCTCAAGGTGCTCAGGGTGTCCAAGGTCTTCAAGGTCAGATAGGTAACGCTGGACCACAGGGCCCTCAAGGTTCTCAAGGACAACGTGGTCTGCAGGGTCAGATTGGTAATGCAGGTCCGCAGGGTCCTCAAGGTTCTCAAGGTGTCCAAGGTCTACAGGGACAAATAGGTAATGCCGGACCTCAAGGTGCACAGGGTTCTCAGGGTCAAAGAGGTCTTCAAGGTCAGACTGGTCCGGCGGGCGCACAGGGCGCGACAGGTTCAACTGGTGCTCAGGGTCAACAAGGTGCATCGGGTGCGCGGGGTCAACAAGGTGCAACTGGACCAGACGGTGCAACTGGACCAAGAGGTAATACTGGTGCGGCGGGTGCACAAGGTGCAACGGGTCCAGCTGGTGCTCAGGGTATCCAAGGTGCAACTGGTGTTGCAGGTATTCAGGGTTCTCAGGGTCCGGTTGGTGGATTCGGTAACGCAGTTATATTTGATACAGGTACTACCCTACCGTCTAATATCAGCTCAACGGCGTCGGCACAGATACGAAGTTTCCGTACGCAAAACACTGTTTATGAAGGTGATATATATTGGCATATCGGTACAGGACGAATCTATCGTTCAACTGAAAACCGTATCAACACTACGACGCCTGCGGCATTTACTGAGATAACAGACGGCGACCGTGTTACTGCATCAAGTGTTGCGGGATTAATCGACCTAAGTGCGATTCTAAATACTGCTGATACTGGTGACCGAATCGAGTTCAAACGCACTCGAATTGATATCTACGAAGGTTCTTCACGTCGTGTAAGATTAGGAGAACTATAACCAACAGGATATATTATGTTTGCAATTGTTGATGACTTCTACGCTGATCCCGATTCAGTTCGGGATTATGCGTTGAGTCAAGAGTTTACTATAACAGGCAACTACCCCGGCCTACGCACGACACCGTGCAATAATGAGGGTGGATACATCGACGGTCTAATAGAAAGTTTTCAAAACATCATAGGGAAGACTATCACACATTTCCCGTTAGACCAGTACAATACGTCCTTTCAATATACAACTGCAGAGTCCAAGACGTGGATACATCATGATGCCATGTCTTACGCTGCAGTTTTATATCTCACACCGAACGCACCTCTCGATGCAGGTACCGCAATTTATCGACATAGGTTGACAGGAATCATGCGTCACAATAGTGCGTGTCCGGTAGACTTTAATGAGTTTCAGTTGATTGAAGATGATTGGGATATTGTGGCAGAGGCAAAAAATGTTTATAATAGACTTGTAATTTACGACGCAATGTATTATCATAGAAGCGTTGTACCTGGCTTCGGCACCAATCAATACGACGGACGACTGTTTCAAACATTCTTCTTCGAGGCAGAATAATGAAACTAATGACAACGCTGTTGACATCGAACGATGTCCCGAAGTTGCACCGTCTCATTAAATCCGTTGAGGGCGTAATACGAATCGAACCTATTGAGTGGGAAGTTGTTATTGTGGTCAACAGCATCCACGAAGGGTACTACGAACAGGTCCTTGAACTCGACCAACCATTTCGTGTCGTCAATACAGAGAGTAACGGTAAACCAGGCCGAGGGAAGAATGCATGTCTTGATGTATTCCTAGAGAGTGATGCAGACTTTGTTTCCCAGATTGACGGTGATGACTTCCTCTATCCATCATATCTACAGTCTCTATACAATCACATCAAACATTATCCCAATATAGATGTTCTAGGTGTTGTCCCATGTGACTGTATATGCAACTTTGCGTTGGAGTCTGGACACTATTGGTGGGTTAACGATAAATATCACGCGAGTGTGTGGGGTACGTCTATGTGTCCCCCTAGTCCCAATATGGGACCTCAGAAGAGTCACCTATTCATTGACGAACGTCCAGTGTCGGTAGACTTCATCATGCTGCAGAGCAGAAAGTCTGCACAGTTGAAAATGAATGAAAACATAGGTAATGGTGAAGACCACGCATACACTTATAAATTATTAGGTGAACACCAACAAGGTAACTTGCAATACTTTTTGTCTATGTCAAGTGATATGTACTGTATCGATAGAACAACCGAAGGGAGTGCACAGAAAGTCCATTCGTACGATGATTACCTTGAACCAATGCGACAAGAAGCCCTACGTCATGTACCAGAATGGCGCAGCAGTCCCTATGAGTTGCCAGTGATATACAAGAAACTATTGATGAACCAATTCCAAAAAGAAAATTGGTTAAACGATTTTGTAAATCGGTTCGATTAAAACGTATAAATAATCAATATTATTTCTAACAGGAACAGATATAATGCCAGCAATAGTAAGACAACCAATGAGTAGGAGTCTTGCGAATGACCTATTGACTGATTTGAAATCATTATCAAGTCACTATTACATAGGCATCGCGAAGTCAGACGTATTCAACCCATTGGACACAGTAGTTGACCCAATCGATTCACCACGTGAAGAGCGAGAGTTTAGAAATAACTTGCAGTCGATTAAGAGAATCGAAGATGCGAGTATGGTAGCAAAGAGAGTAGATTGGTCATATGGAACTCGATACTCTGGTTGGGACGACTCAATATCGTCTGACATCGTAGAGCCATGGACTCCGTGGTATGTGATGAATGACGCTAAGGAAGTTTACATCTGTCTCGTTAACCCATTAGATGAAACTGGAGCTCCACGTGCATCAACCATTGAACCTAACTATGGTCTACATGCACCGATGAGTCCGGAGACAGACCCAGATGCACCGATGTTCGGTATGAAGGAGTGGTGGAAGCCATTCACTCTTGCAGACGGTTATACTTGGCAGTTCCTTTACTCACTAACTCCAGAGCGCATTTTTCAGTTCCTATCATCTAACCACATCCCAGTTCAAGAAGCGGAGCCATCTCTTCCTGTTGGTGACTCTATCGAAGACTTACAGTGGCATGTAAAGAATGAGGCAATCGGTGGTCAGATTCTATCTATCAAGGTAATTAAGAACGGGTCTGGTTTTTCTCAGGATGCAGTGCCACCAGTATACATCTATGGTGATGGTACGGGCGCATCTGCGACTGCACACGTTAGCACCAATGGGCAAGTTGTTAAGATAACAATGGACGACTTCGGTTCAGGTTACTCTTATGCAAATGTTGTTGTGGGTGATGACACATCAAATTGTTCTGCACGTCCAGTAATCACATCCAAGAACGGTATTGGTTATAACCCTATAGATGATTTGAAAACAAGTTCGGTCATGTGCAACATTAAACCAGACGGTACCGTTGACGACACATTTATTGTACGCAACACTTTCCGTCAGATTGGTTTAATCAAGGCACCAGATACAACACTAACTGAGTCAGACGGTACTCCGATACCATTCACTGGTCTTTCAGCGAAGGTACTTAATCAGATGACTTTGTTGAATAGTGCACCATTTGAGAAGGGTGGGTTAATCACTGGTTCATTGTCAGGTGCACAGGCGTGGGTAGATGATGTAGATGGTCTAGTTGTATATTACCATCAAAACGAGTCTACCGGATTTAAACCGTTTATTGAATACCAAAACCCGAATGACCCAACATCTCAAGGTGAGCCTGTCGTACAGGATGGTCTGATTCTAACGGGTCAAATTGATACTCTTGCTCCATCCGTTGACATGGACCGTTTTTCTGGTGAAGTTCTATATATTGAGAACCGTGCACGAATTCGCAGAGACGAAGAGCAGCAGGAAGATATTAAGATTGTAATCACTGTTTAGGATTGATCATGTCAGACACATTTAACAATAAAACGTTTCGAGAGACTTACCGCGACTACTACAATCCTGAAGACGGTTATCATCGTGTTCTTTATAAATCAGGTCGTGCACTACAGGCTCGCGAATTAATCGAAGGGCAGACAATCATCCAAGAGGAGATTGCGCGTTTCGGTCGTAACATATTCAAGGAAGGCGCATTAGTTAACTCTGGTGGCGCTACCGTCAATAATAAATTAGAGTACATCACTCTTGCACCGCAGAGTGTATTTGACACTATCATTTCTGGTAAAGAACTGACAAACGGTACGGTCAAGTTTAAGGTCATTGAGATGTATGATGTTGCGGGAGAAGACCCAGCAACACTGTACGTGCAGTACACAGACACAAGTGCAGTTACCGACAACTCTGTCCCACCACGTGTCTCCGCAGGAGACCAACTATCATACGCAGACGGCACTGCAGGTGTTGCGATGGTTGTTGGTGATGTGTTCACCAAAGATGGAAAAAGTATTCAACCAGTAGGTCGTGGTACTAAGGCACACTTCGCCGCAGGTGACTTCTTTGTACAGGGTCACTTCGTATATATGAAGGGTGGCAGTGCATTCATCAACAAGTACAGCGACAAACCAACCCTTGACTTTGGTTTTAAGATTGAACAGTCAATCGTCACTGCAAGTGAAGATTTCCAACTGTATGATAATCAGGGTGAGGTGCCAGACCGTACAGCCCCAGGCGCAGACCGATACAAGATTGAGCTGACTCCAAGTTCACGTGATGAGGCTGGAGTAGATAACTTTGTATTTGTTGTTCGCATTGTAGAGGGTATTGTTACTCGTGAAGTCGGTGCATTCGATGCATACAACGAAATCAATAACCTACTTGCACAACGAACCAAAGAGGAATCGGGTGATTACGTCGTTGAAGGTTTCACTGCAATCACCGAAAATAAAGACGATAACTTTATCACACTGAACGTCACTGAAGGTATCGCCTATGTTGACGGTTACCGCTTGGAAATTGGTTCCACACCTATTGATGTACCTAAAGCGAACACTGCAGTTGTTAAGACTTCAGAACCAGTACCGGCTGTGTATGGTAACTGGTGTTATGCAGACCTAACTGCATCAACATCTCAGGGACTAGGTCGTCCACATGTTGGTGGATACCTTTCATTAAAGAATTCAAGTGGTGCGACAATTGGTTTCGCAAACATTCGTGGTGTACAACCTGAAGGTGCGCGTTATCGCGTATACCTATTCAACATTCGAATGAACACGGGTCGTGCATTCAATGACGTTACATCTATGATTGACCCACTGCAGACTGAAACAAGCACCATACCATTATTACTTGATAGTAATACAGGTAAGAACCTTGGGTTATATGGTACTGCGGACAACAACTTATTATTCCCTCTACCACAGAAGAGTCCATCTGCCGACAGTATTCAAACTGCATCGTTCACTATTCAGAAGTACCACGACATTCCAAGTGATGGTTCGGGTACATTTACTCGTGCAGGCGTTGAGTATTCACAATGGATTGTGGCGCAGAAAGACGGTCCGGTTGTTTATCCAACAGCGCCAGAGACTGCAGACGCACCATTGGCGGTTAACTCTAACGGTATTATCAGTAATCTAAATCCAACTAAAGACCACGTACTATTAAGCTACGAAGAGGTCACTGGTGGATTCAAGACTAAGACATTAAAGAACGGTACTCACACACAAAACATTACTTCGGTTGACCAACAGGCACGTCCAATCGCATTGGGTGAAGTAGATGGTGTGAAGATTAATTCAGTCAAGTTATTAGACACTTCACAATCTAATAACATTGCGGATGCAGAAGACATCACTCACCAGTTTACACTAGACGGTGGACAGCGTGATAACTTCTATGATGTTGCGAAGGCATACCTAAAAGACGGATACTTACTACCACACGGTACAATACAGGTCATCGTTGATTTCGATTACTTCGAACACTCGGCCGCGGGTCGTTTCTATTGTGCAACATCATACACTAATGTTGAATACGACGAAATTCCAAATTACACTTTCTCAGGTGGTTCATCAATATCTTTGCGTGATGTACTAGACTTCCGTCCAGTACGTAAACCAGACGCATTGAACGAATTCACCATGAGTGAACTACCACAGAATGCATCTGCGGTTAGTATTACTGAGGTGTCCTACTACCTACCACGTATCGACATGCTAGTCGCAAACTCCGTGGACAGTCGAGGTGACATCGGTTTCGGTGAGTTACAGGTCATTCAGGGGCAACCAGCAGAATACCCACGTGAGCCAGAGATTCCAAGTGGCGCACTTTCTCTGTACAAGATACGACTAAACCCATACACGTTTGGTACTGAAGATGTCATCACGACAAACATCAGCAACAAGCGATACACTATGAAAGACATCGGTAAGATGTCCACTCGTATCAATAACCTATTTGAGTTGACCACGTTGAGTTTCCTAGAACTTAACACCAACACTTTAACTGTGTTGGATGCGGACGGTCTTGCACGTACAAAGGCAGGATTTATCGCGGACAACTTCACCGACTTCTCATTCTCTGACATCCAGAATGATAACTATCGTGCATCCCTAGACGCGGGTAACAACCTAAGAGCGTCATTCCGTATGCAGTCGGTACGTTTACAGTACGCAAACACTAACCCAACTTCTGTTAAAAACGCAGATGTTGCAACTCTAAAGTACACTAACGTACCTATGGTTGAGCAGTTACTTGCAACAGATGCAATGAACGTCAACCCATTCGCAGTTATCACCCAACAGGGTCACATCACACTATCACCGGCAAGTGATGAGTGGGTGGAGACTCGTACCCTACCGGCTCCAGTACAACAATTCATCCGTCCTTGGGAGGACCTATGGATTGTAGAAGACCGACGCGAAAGTGAATGGTTCGGTCAGGGTGAACTAACATGGATGACGGTCAACTGGAACCTAAACTTTAACGAGGCGTGGTTACCAATACAAAACATGATGGGCGGACGAATCGCAGACATCGAGATTATACCGTTCATGCGTTCACGCCGTATAGCCTTTGCCGCTCGTGGACTACGTCCAAACGCAAACATCTTCGCGTTCTTCGACGGTGTTGATGTGAGTGATTGGGTACGTCAAGAGTCTGCAGAGATTAGTTTCTCCAATGACCCAGCAGAGATTGGTTCACAGTTTGCGAACGCAACTGAATACCCAACTGCACTTGGTGGTAAGAGCGAACTAATGACTGACTCAAAGGGTGAGTTACTTGGTTCATTCTTCTTACCTAACACAGGTGCGATTCAGTTCAGAACAGGTTCACAAGAATTTACTTTGATGGATGTAGACAGTGGTATACAGGACGATGCGTTGACTTTCGCATCTACTATGTATACGTCAAGCGGTTCATTAGTGACTCGCTTCGAACCACCATTCCGTCAGTTCGACCCATTGGCACAATCTTTCTTCATCGACCAAATCGAGAATCCATACGGTGTATTCATTACAGGCGCGAACATATTCATGGCGTCAAAGGATTCACAGATTCCTCTACAGGTACAGATTCGTCCAGTAGAGAACGGTGTACCACAGGAACGTGCAATTGTAGGGTCAACTAAGTTTATCAACCCAGAGGACGTTGTTGTCACTCCGTTCACTGAAGACACAGATATCGTAACTGTACAGGCTGCACCAACACGAGTAGATTTCAATCAACCAATCTACCTAGAGCCATCTAAGTCTTACGCGATTGTTCTACTTGCAGACAGTACAGAGTACACTGCATACACTGCGCAAACTTATCAGTATGTTCTAGGACCAAGTCGTGATACTTTGGTATCAAAGCAACCAACTCTAGGTTCTCTATTCCTATCGCAGAACGGTTCGACTTGGACTCCAGACCAAACACGTGACCTTATGTTCACACTGGACCGTGCAGAGTTTGAAGAGACTGGTACTGTTCTACTTGAGAATACCGTACTACCTAATGTTATGCTCAACGCAGACCCATTCGAAACATTCGCGAATGACACTCTAGTCTTTGTAAATCACGAAGGCCACGGTTTTGTATCGGGTGACGAAGTAGTTATCCAAGGTGTGACTGGCGGTGTAAGTGGTAACGAAGCTGAAGACTTGAACGGCACATTCCAAGTGGTAGAACCACGTTGGAACGGTTATAAGATTAATACACAGAATGCACCTACTGGCGCATCCGTTGGTGGTGGTTCCGGTGTGGTTGTATCGCAACAGGTCATGTACGACCAATTCGTACCACAGATTCAGAATACTATCCCACGCGGAACTGGTATCACTACAGTCGCACGATTGACTGAAGGTTCATCATACGGTTCAGGTCGAACTTTGTCAAGTAACGCATACGTCACCAAGACGACAACTGCATTCTTGAATGACTTAAACATCAACGAATCGCCAAAGGTTGTTGCATCAAGTGAGCAGGTCAATGGAGCGAAGACTCTGGCGATGGAACTAAACTTGAATGCGAGTGATGACCGAAAGGTATCTCCAATCATCGACCTACAACGTTCATCTGTTCTTGCACTAGAAAACGTTATCGATGATGCGAACGCCGCGCAACATATCACTATCCCGATTGCGATATCAGAGTCGTCGGTAGGATTGAAGATTATCTTCGCAGCTAACAAACCGTCAGTTGCAGACTTCGAGGTATACACCAAGACTGCAGTTGATGAAGACGCATTGTCTGCAACAGATGACAATGGTGACCCATTGGTCGATTGGGTACAGGCAGATATAGACTTTGCAGTACCAAGTGACGATAACCCAACAATCTTCCGTGACCATGAATATACGATTGAGTCAGACCCTTTCTCTGTATTCCAGATTAAGATTGTTATGAAAACAAGTAACACATCTAAGACTCCAGTCGTACGCGACCTACGTGCAATCGCGTTGGTAACTCCGTATGGCGGTGGTGGCGGTTCAAGCAGTAGTACCACTAACACAAGTAGCGGTACCGGCGGTACCGGAGAAGACACTGGTGATGGCAACGGAAGTGATACTGGTAGCGGTACCGGAGGAGACGACCCATCACCATCTGCGACTGCATTCACAGATATAACATCGTTACCAGCGACGTTAAATATTACAGGCTCTCCACGAACGCTTGAGGGATATAATCCAGAACAGGACACTAATCAATACGGAGAGTCTTGGAGATATTGGCACGATGAAGGTCGTTTGTTGAGATTGGCTATTCGGTTCCAACCATCTGGTGATTTCCAACTTGTTACCAATACTAACAGGACAGCCGAAACGGTCGTTGGTGCAGATTACATAGACCAATTCACCGTTCTTGCAACGGGTAAATGGTTAGACCGCCCTGTCGTTGATGGAGAAACCTTTGAATGTGGTATGGAAATTGTCGAGGTTGATGGTCAGTCGGTTTCGTTCCGTCCAAATAATACGGTAGATGACCCACACCCAGAATTAAGAAATGTTGGAACGGGTGCGGACCTTGGTCATGACCCTGTGGTTTCAAAAACTGTTGACCATGACACTAACTGGGGCGCACACGGGTTTTTCATCACTGAACACAGCACTTGGATTGAAGACGGAAAACCGTCTTCGTGGGATTCACTTCACCTAAACCCTGCGCAAGATATCACAGGTTCATTCAAGATGAATTTGTTTGTCAGGGGAGACAACGTCACCGACGTTACTACAGCGCCTATCGAGGTAAATTATACTCTACAGGGTGAGGCGCAAGTGGACGACTCTCAAGGGTCGCCGTTAGTAATAGTAGGAGTAAGCGATAGAACAGGAGAAGACCCAGACCCAATCATTGCATCCTATGCATTAAGTGTATGGAAGCCTAGAACATTCCATGACGGCGCTACACTATCAGACCAGACACTTGAAGTAGAGAGCGGTGCAACTGTTGATTTCCACATGACTTGGGGGTCTACTGACGGACAAACCGTAACGGTCGTACCAAATGGAACATGGGACGAGGCGGGTCAATCAATAACTGTTAACCGTGGTGATTTCGTACAACTAAATGTATCGGATACTGCACAGATAGGAGATGATGCAAGCGTAACAGTGAGCGCCACTATATCAGGAGTACAGTATACTAAAGAAGTGCCAATTCTGGTTATCTCCGGTGGTATAGGTTAATGCAAAAGAGATACTTGAAAGTAGAAGGTCATAATAATTTAGTGAGGGATAGTCGTACCGGCGCTATCCTAAATACGAACAAGGCAGAGATTGAAAGGGCAAAAAAACAAAAACAAGAAGCGCTCAAAAAGAATGCACATATCGACAAGCTGTCTAGTGATGTTGAATCACTTAAACAAGATATGTCACAGATAAAAGATTTGCTTTTTCGTTTAGTAGAGGGTAAAGATGAGTAATCCTATTTTACAAGAAATACATCTTGCGGATAATATAAACGCAGCGATACTAAAAATTAACCAGAACTTTGAGGGACTGGATTCTGCAGTTAGTAATATCACTATTAATATCGACTCTGCAGATATTACCAATATCATTAATAATGTATTAGACTCAGATTATTTCTTAACTGTAATCGACTCTGACTATATTCAGCAGTTGTTATTGAATATGGAGTTGAACTTTGATGACTCTCAGGTTCAAGCCAATGCGACAAATATATTAGAGTTATACAACCGCATCGATATTACTGACTCAGGTGTTCTTGTACTTGCAAGTCAAATACAACAGGTAGAAGCGGACCTTGCAAACTTAACACTTGACGGTATCGATTCTGCATTTTTAGAATCTGCAGTTGCGGGTGCGATGTCATCATTGACTGCTAGAATAAATGTTAATAGCGATGGACTAACAATACTTGGTGAGGCTGTAGATTCAGTCAGTGCGTCATTAGTTCTTATCGATAGTGAATTAGGCGGTTTAGATGGTCGCATTACTGGAAACGCGAATGCGATCACCACACTAACCTCTCGTATCAACGTCAACTCAGACTCGATTGATATATTGGGTCAATCAGTAGACTCTATTCGCACAGACCTAAACAATATCGTATTGGATGCAATCGACTCTGACTTAATTATAGATGCAGTTGCAGAAGCCCAGAACGCATTAAGTGCACGAATCACTGTAAATAGTGATGGCATCACTTCCTTGGGTTCACAGATAACTACCCTTAATGCAAACCTTAGTGCGATTAACTCTGATACTAACGAGAGAATTGACCTAAACGCAAGCGCAATCTCTTCAGTAATCGCACGAGTCAATATAAACTCAGATGAACTGTCAGCGATAGCTGAGGCGACAGACTCTTTGAGTGTTAGTCTTGACCAAATCTTAGATGAAAACGGTAACGTAATCATTTCACCTGCCGACGTTGAGGCTGCGACAGCAGATGCGTTCAGTCAGGTGTATGCACGAATAGAAGCAGACAGCGCACGTTTAACGGTAATGAGTGGTCGAGTCGATAGTTTTCAAACCGAATTACTTGCTACTCAGGGTGATTTAGACGCAGAGATACTAGCGACTGGTCTTGCACGTCAACAACTTGAGAATCGAATTTCAATCAACAGTGATACAATCACTAACGTTAGTTCTTTGGTCACTGAACTAGATAGTACTCTTTTGGTTCGTGACGCAGAAGGTAATGTGACAAGCACTGCACACGCAGGTGCGGTAGAAGACCTAAGAACTGAGGTGGTTGCAGAAGACGGACTTATCCAGAGTGCACTATCGAGTTTTGAAACTACAATCGAAGCGATGATTGATAGTTCTAGGGCTGCGATTACTACAGACTATCAAACTTATGTAGATAATGCAACTGGTAATACTACCGCATCATGGCGTTTAAACGTAGAGGCGGGTGACACAACTGACCCTTACGTTGCGGGTATCGAGTTGTCGAACAACTCTCAGGTTGCAGATTTAGTCATCACTGCAGATACGTTTAAGTTGGTAACCCCGACTGCGACAGATGGTTCTGGTGGTATCAACCCGTTCACTGTAGATGCAACTGGAGTGAAACTATCTAACGCAACAGTTACAGGTTCTATAAGTATCGGTACTGGCCTAACTGGTACAGACCACATGGAAATCACCAATGATAGGATTGATATCTTTGAGGGTAACGCAAGAAGAGTTCGATTAGGAATGTTATAATTTATGTTTTATGTTTTATCTAGCCACAATATTTATGCACTCAAGCGACAGTTTAAAACACTACCAATAGATAAGACGACAGTAATAATAAATACGACTCACGATGAGTTTCGTGAACATGCGATAGCTTATTGTGAGGAAAATAAAGTTCGTTATTTCGTAACAGAGAGTGATGGCACTGCTGCCACGGGAAAGAATAGTTTTCTTGACCGATTTGATGAAGATGGTGTACCATATGCAGTGTTGATAGATGGTGATGATTACCTCACTAAACGTGGAGTGGTCATGTATCAACGTCTAGTAGAACGAGAAGATGTACCAGACGCTTTAGTGTTGTTTAATCAGGTCAATATAACTGAAACGAGACATGACCGTGTAGAAAGAAGTCAAGACCCGATTAGACCACACGAAGACCCTACTAAGTTGACCTCTCGATATATACAGTCATCGGCAGTCGCAGACTGGAACGAGTTGGCTAAAGGTTTTTTGGTTGCGGATAATGTACCGGACATTACTGTAGAAGAAGTAGAGATGTTTAAAAAATATATCTCAACTCTTCAACATTCAATGGGTATAGATGAGTTAAGTACTCGACTTGTGTTTATGTCAAGAAAGGTTTTACCCTACAGATTCAATAAAGGTTTGACGGTAGGAGAGGATACTCTTCAATATCTTGAACTAAAAGATGCACATGAACGTGGTGAACTAAAATTGGCTGCGCATAATGAAAAGTTCCCGACATATATGTACGATGTACGTATATCAGGCATTGCATTAAAAGAAAGTCAAAAGGACCAAGGTAAAGGGTTCATTAACTGGATGAAAATTCTTTTGGCAGAAATGGATTGTCTAAAAGATAATAATAAGTTACACAAAACACGTGTACCAATATTGGAGTTTTAAATGGCCGATTATGGTTTAAAAATATGGACCGCAGCTGGATATGTATCGTTTGATTCCAGATATATGCCATCCTATGTAAAAGTGGTTACGTCCGGAACGACTACTGTTAACGGTAACAGCACTAAAACTATATCCGTTCCAGACGGATACACTTATCTTTATGTTAATGGTCCATCCGGTCCATATGAGTATCCCTTTGAATACACCAGAACGAATTTCTCTGGAGGTAAGGCGTACGCCTTTGAGCTAGAAAATAATCTTCCAACCACTGAATCGTTCGGTTACGTCTGTATTATACTATAGGAGAATATCATGGCGGATTATGGATTACAGGTAACAAATCAATCAGGTCGCGTTTTGTTCGATAGTCGTGAAGCGGGCCGTGGTACTTTTCAATACTCAAAGGGAACCATCTCGCCTGGCCAATCGCTAACTACCCTTATATCAGATTTGGTATTAATTAATATTGATAAGCCAAGTTCGGGAACTCATAGATTTAGACTGGCAGGAACGCGTGTCGCCTCAGGTAATACTCTTACTTGGACTTTTAATTACACTTTCGCCACAGTTAATAACCACCCTATTAACTATGTTATTCTGAGAGACGCGGCGCAGGCTACAACTTTTGGTGACTATGGTTTACAATGTAATGACCCTGCAGGCACATATACTGGTCCAGTTACTTTTGATAGTCGCATGTTCACATCAACTGAAGGGGAAATTTCACTCGACCCAAATGATGTTTACATAGGAAGATTCGGACATGGTCAGAGTATATCCAGTTTCAGACAAATCAATGGCGTGACCATGACTGGATGGAACGGTCCAGATGGATTGGATTACTATAACGCAGGTATGTTAGAATACACTTCGGTATCGAGCTATGTAAGAGAATTTAGTATTGTTTGGGACAGTGGGACAAATATAGGTAATACTTATCAAGAAATATATAGTCGGCAAACAGGGTATTATGGTAATCCACCCTTTTCAACGATTTATGCATCTATTATAACAGTATCAACTTATGCAAACTCAGCTGCACCAAGCCCAGGCGGAGTATATTCCTTTTCCGAGGTTCACTCGGCAGGACAGGGATTTGAAACTACATATTACCCGTCGGCACTACAACCACTGTATATTGGTAGACCCAACCCTAACTTAGGTTTATATGAACCAACAAATACTTAATGTATAAATAAATTTTTATTTGGAGATTACAAAATGCACCCTAAAATCGCCTTAACTAATCAGAATGGCGTAATTGACAGAACTGATATGGATAGCGGTCGCTGGCCAGAAGATGGAGAATGGCTTGATGGTTGGCGCATTCAAAGAATCTATGACCTAGAAGGTCTTGAAGTTAGCGAATACATCTCAACTCGCGTATGGTCAGACGACGCATATGCGTTTGTCCCTGTCCCTCGCAGACCAAATCCAATCGCAGATTGGGACTGGTCCACTGAACAGTGGGTATGGGATTCTGAGGTTATTCTCAACGAGATTAGAACTGAACGTAACCGTATTCTTATGCAAAGTGACTGGGCATTAATGCCAGACTCACCTTTGTCAGATGAGCAGAAAGAAGAGATGAGGGCCTATCGTAAGGCTCTTAGAGACTTCCCTTCAACCCTTGATATGACTCAAGTAATGAGTCTACAGGATGTAGAGGATTGGCCAGCACACCCTGCTCTATAAAATATAAATAGGAGTATTGATTGGAGATGCGTAGATAGTGGTTTTCTGCGCACTAATTTATTATAAATAAAACCATCGTAAACCCTTTTTCATTCACTATAGAGAGCGATAATTGTGTCAGCATCGAGCATTCCACTAAAAATCAAAAATTCGAATGGTGACCTACAGGAATTCACTCCGGCGGAAGAGAACTATCTTGCGTTCGCAGTGGGACAAGCATTGGCGTCTGCAGCGTCCAATGATGTCGGTAATATAAGTTTAACTGGTAACGTGAACATTGGTTCTTTCGTTGACACCTTCTATAATGAGGTCACCGGAACTCACCCAGCTTCACAAATAACTTCATCTACTACAACCACTACACTAACTCAGGTGGGTGGTCCAGCAGATGAATCCGGTGCAGACTTTGTACGCCCTGTAGGATACTACGACGGAACTAACCCTGGCTTCTACGAAATGGTAGACCCAGATGTAACCGCGTTAGCCAATCGTGTTCTGAGTAATCTTGCACAGAATGATTACGTAGGAACCTTTAAACTAGCATCTTCCAGCCCAGGCGCTGATTACACATTGTTCATAGGAAATGTGTTTCAGGATACCCGTGGGGATGGAACATCAACTTCTTACAACATTTATCTACGTAACAATATGTCTGCGATTGCGGCAGTTCGTCCAGTTGCGACTCGTTACGACGTTAATGGAGACTTCGACGGTTTCCAAGAGATGAGTGATGCACAAATCCAATACACTATTGGTCAGCGCATCAAGACTCTACGTGCGACTTCAGGCAACATTGGTTCATACCAGTTGCGTTCTTCAACGCAAGGTGTACCTACTGCCCCAGGCACTTGGAAGTCCGTAGGTTCTGCAATCAACACTACTCGTGAAATTGCAGACCAGTCATATGCTCGTACTCGTAACTCTGCATATGTACGTACTCGTGTTTCTGCATACACTCGTGACCGTACCTCTACATACGCCCGAGTTTCTACTCGTACCAGTACTCGCGACTTTGCAGGTAACTACGTAGGTAACTATACTCGCGATTTCACAGGTAACTACTCACGCAACTTTGCGGGTGAGTACACAGGTGACTTCGTAGGTAACTATTCTCGCACTCGTAACAGTGCATATTCACGTGACCGTGTGACCAACTTCTCACGTACTTTTACTGGCGAATACATCCTAAACCGTCAGTCAACGTATACTCGTGTACGTCTACAGGCGTTCACTGGTGGATTTACTGGTTACTATTCTCGTGCACGTGTCTCTGTCTATACTCGTAACAGAATAACAGATTTCGCAGGATACTACACTCGTAACCGTGTATCCACATATGCCCGTGGCCGTGTTTCTTCTTACGCAGGTACTTACTCACGCAACCGCGTTAGTGCCTATGCAGGAACTTACACACGTACTCGTGTATCATCTTACTCAGGAACATACGCTCGTACTCGTAACTCTGCATATGCGGGGACTTACACGCGTACACGCGTTTCTGCATACTCAGGTACTTACTCACGCACACGCGTTTCTGCATATGCTGCAGATTATACTCGCGTTCGTGCGACTAACTACACTCGCGACCGTGTAACTAACTTTGCAGGTGTTTACTCACGCGCACGTGTATCGACATATGTTCGCAACCGTGTTACAGACTTTGCGGGTAACTTTATTGGTAACTATGCACGTAACTTCGTAGGAAACTATGCTCGCAACTTCGTAGGAAACTACGCACGTGCGTTCGCTGGTAACTACGTAGGTAATTACGCTCGTACTTCTACTCGCACATCAACTCGTACTCGTTACTCAGCTTATGCACGTACTTCAACACGTACTCGTGTATCTGCTTACACTCGCGACCGTGTTACAAACTTTGCGGGTAACTTTATTGGTAACTATGCACGTGATTTCGTTGGAAACTTTGTAGGTAACTACGCACGTAACTTTGCTGGGGACTTTGCAGGTAACTATGTTGGTAACTATGCGAGAGACTTCGTAGGCGATTTCGTAGGTAACTATGCACGTAACTTTGTTGGTAACTACGGCGGTAACTTCGTCGGTAACTATGCAACTACATTTACGGGTGACTTCGTAGGTAACTACGCTCGCGGTTTCGTTGGAAACTATGCACGTAACTTTGTTGGTAACTACACTAGAAACTTTGCCGGTAACTTCGTAGGTAACTACGCTCGCGGTTTCGCAGGAGACTTTGCAGGTAACTTCGTTGGTGATTATGCACGTACTCGTGCGACCAACTATACGCGTAACCGTGTTTCTGCTTACGCACGTACTCGTGCAACCAATTACACCCGTACTCGTAACTCTGCGTACACTCGTACGTCTACTCGTACTCGTTACAGCGCATATGCACGTACTTCGACTCGTACGTCTACTCGTACTCTAAGTTACACTCGTACTCTGTACTACACTGGTAACTACGCTAACGCATATACTCGTAACCGTACTCAGACATTTACTGCAACTGGTACCTACACTCGTACTTTATACTACGCGGGTGACTTTACTGGAAACTACACCCGTAATGTTACTTACACTGGTAACTATACCCGTACATTGACTTACACTGGTGACTTCGTAGGTAACTACACTCGTGGTGTCACTTATACTGGTAACTACACTCGTGGTGGCCCAGTAACATATACTGGCGACTATATTCGTTACCAGAACCCATATGACACCGTAAACTATTATATCGGTAACTATATCGGCGGTGGTGCTACCTACGCTGGTAACTTTGTTGGTAACTACACCAGCGCATATGCAGGCGCAGGTGGTGGTCGAGTATCTTCATATACTCGATATGTTTATCCATCTGGTCTACAGTATTATACTCGTTCGTTCGGTACAACCACCTATTATACGCGTACATCGACTCGTACGTCAACTCGTAACTCAACTGGTGCAGGCACGGATTATACTGGTGCATACACTCGTTCGGCAGCGTTGTACTACACTGGTAACTATATCGGTACTGTTACTGAGACTTACACTCGTAACCGCGCAGCGACATTAGACTACACTCGTACTCGTGTCACTAACTACACTGCAACAGGTACGTATACTCGTGGCCGTGCGGCGACACTAGACTACACTCGCAACAGTACTCGTACTTCAACCAATACTGGTTACTACACACGAACGTTGTATTATGTTGGTGACTTCACAGGAAACTACGCACGTAACTTTGTTGCCGATTACACTCGTACTGGTTACTACACACGTACTGGATACTACGCAGGTGACTTCGTAGGAAACTATGCGCGTGGATTTGCAGGTGACTTCGTAGGAAACTATGGTCGTTCATTCATTGGCGATTACGTAGGTGACTTCGTAGGAAACTATGCGCGTACATTCGTTGGTGATTACGTAGGTAACTTTGTTGGTAACTACGCACGTACTTCAACACGCACATCGACTCGCACACGTTACTCAGCATATGCCCGTACACGCGTAACTAACTACGCTGGCGCATACTCACGTACTCGTACATCAGCCTACGCTCGTACTCGTAACTCGGCTTACTCGCGTACTCGTATAACTAACTACGTTGGTGATTTCACCCGTACGTCAACTCGTACTTCGACTCGTAACCGTTACTCTGCATACGCAAGAACTCGTGTAACTAACTACGTTGGTGATTTCACTCGAACATCTACTCGTACGTCAACTCGTACACGTGGTTCTGCTTACGCACGTACTCGTGCAACCAATTATGTTGGTGATTTCACCAGAGACCGCGTAACTAACTTCGCAGGTAACTTCGTAGGTAACTACAGCCGCAACTTTGCGGGTAACTATGTAGGTAACTACGCTCGCGCATTTGCAGGTGACTTCGCTGGTAACTTCGTTGGTGAGTACACTCGTACGTCTACTCGTACTCGTTACAGTGCATACGCAAGAACTCGTGTATCTGCATACAGCCGTACTCGTGGTTCCGCATATACTCGTGACCGTGTAACTAACTTTGCAGGTGACTTCGCAGGAAACTATGCACGTACATTCACTGGAAACTACTCACGCAACTTTGCGGGTAACTTCATCGGTGATTATGTCGGTAACTTCACTGGTAACTACGTAGGCAACTACAACCGTGGTTTCGTCGGTGAGTACACTGGCGCATATACTCGTCAATTCGGTGGTAACTATGTGGGTAACTACAGCCGCGGATTTGTTGGTGAGTACACTGGTGCATATTCTCGTAACTTCGGTGGAAACTACGTAGGTAACTACACTCGTGGATTCGTTGGAGAATACGCAGGTACTTACAACCGTACATTCGCAGGTGAGTACACTCGTGGGTTCACTGGTAACTATGCAAGACAGTTTGCAGGCGACTTCGCTGGTAACTACTCTCGCACGTTCGCTGGAGAATACGCAGGAACTTATAACCGTGACTTCGTAGGCGACTTTACTGGTAACTATGCACGTACATTTGCAGGTAACTACATCCGCAACCGTGTCTCTGCATACGCTGGTAACTTCGTAGGAAACTACACACGTGACTTCATCGGTAACTACTCACGTAACTCAACCGATGTATTCTCACGTACTCGCGTCTCTGCATACGCAAGACTACGTACCTCTGCTTACTCTGCAGATTATGGTAGAACTCGCGTATCAACTTACGCAGGTAACTATACTGGCGACTACGCCCGTGACTTCACTGGTAACTACTCACGTGATTTCACTGGTAACTACAGTCGCGCATTTGTCGGTAACTATGTTGGTGCAACTCTCCAGCCTACTTACCAGACGGTTGAAGGTTATACTCTATACGTAAGGATTGCATAATCCTCACAAATAGTGTATAATAGATACTAAAGTGGGTCAGTAATGGCCCACTTATTTTTATACTATATACGATTGACTTGAATTGATTTTTTGGAGAATGACTTAATGAGTTACAGAAGATGGATGGATAACGCGTTCTGGGAGACAGATGCAAAAGAACAACTAAACTGCATCCTAGAAATGGAAGACGATGTTGGTCGAGTTACCCGTCAGGTAATGTTATTAAATAGGTTCGATAAGGACGGTAATCCTAACGAACTTTTTGATGAGGTGGTATCATCACTAGGTGAAGAAACCATTGACAAAGAAACAACGGACCGTGTTACTCGAAAAGAAGCCGAGGCCGAAGAAGAAAAACAACGTGACCTTGAACATCGAAAGGCGCGTAAATTAGAGAAGTTGTTCAACTACAAATTAGAGGCGTTCGAAGTCGATGAGATTAAGAACTCCAAAAACCGTAAGTTGAAGGCAAAACTACGTCGTGCGAAGTCACGTATCGAAGTAGACTTATACTCTATTATGATTCTTCAAGAAGTCTTAGAGGCAGAGGCAAATGGCGCAGAGTAAAGGTTTCGTTATTGTCGCATCACAGAAACATAACTTTTATCTGTATGCGGTTAACTTGGCAGAATCAATTCGAGACTTCTATGAACCAGAAGACGAATGTAAAATCTGTCTAGTAACAGAAGAAAGATTTTTAGACGACCGTGGTCGTGAAGTTGCAGATGATATTATCTTTTGTGACGACCACTATCGTGCAAAATTATGGGGCATGGCTAAGTCACCTTATGACCTAACCATGTACATTGACGCTGACATGGAGTGTGAACACGAAGACATCGTTAAAGTGTGGGATGAGATGAAAGACCACGATGTGGTATTCTCCGCATTAACCGATGACCGTGATTACATCTATGCAGAACGTGACTTCGATACACCGGAAGGTAAGGCGAAGTTTACATTATGTGGAGGTGTCTGTCTATATGATATGTCCAAACCAATTGTACGTGAATTCATGCAAGACTGGTGGGACTTAACGTATAAACAGATGAATGACACTTGGTGGCCCAATGGGTATGCGGACAGTCTCAAGTCTTGGGACCAGTTCTCACTCTGGTGGTTGACTGAGAAAGAAGAAAAGTATAAGGATCTCAAAGTCGGTATCTTTGATGACGACTTGAGATGGAACTATTACAACGCCCTTAACTGGGCAATAACAAAACCTGAATCAGGGCCAGTGATTTTAAGACACTTCTCTGCAGGTTTGAATAAGGACACACCAATCGTATGACACAGGTAAATGACCAATATCTGAAGCATGTCGAAGTCAATAATCCAGAACTTCTGGCAATTCTTGATGAGTATGCTCAATTGCACAAGTGGAGAGGTTTCCAAGATAACGTCTACTGTACTGCAATGGAACACGCACGTCAACGTCCTTATTACGTTGGCGAAAACTACATGAATGAGGTTGTATCTCAGGGTGCTGGACATGACGGTTTTCCTGAGCACCTACTAGGTTACAATCTAAAGTTGGCAGACAAGTCACACGCAATCTTTGAAAAGGATGCGGACCCAGTATTTAAACGTGACTTTACTCATCACCTTGCGGACCTAAATGACCGCATGATGAATTTCTTGTCAACCAAGCATAATGCGTTGACTGCAGTATATCCACCAGAAGGTTTCATCTCGTGGCACAATAATCAGAACGCTCCTGGCTTTAACTTAATCTTCTCTTACTCAGAAGACGGCCAGGGTTACTTCGATTATATCCATCCAGTGACCAAAGAAGTTGTTCGTTGTCAAGATGAGCCAGGAAAGTGGACATGTAAGGCAGCATACTTCGGTTCATTTGATGAGCCAGAGAAGAGACTATATCACGCAGCCTCTGCGAATGATGGATGGAGAACTACTGTTTCTTATATCTTTGACTGGACCGAAGAAGGTGAAGCCTTCCGTGAAATGGTCCTAGAAGACATCTCTTCACACGTTTAAAATAATAAGACCCTAAGTCGTATAAATAGAGGAAAACGTTTATACACTTAGGGTTCTTACCACAATGGCGCATTACGAAGATTTTACAATTGACCAAGGTTCTGACCTAGCTCTAAAACTAGAACTGGTAAACACCGATGGGTCAACTAAAGATCTTTCCGGTTACTCGGCTGCAGCGAAGATGAAGAAAAACTTCAACAGTTCTGCAGACGATACCGTGGAGTTCAACGCTGTCATAAGTGCACCACCTGAAAGTGGTGTACTCTCATTATCTCTTACCAATCTCCAGACCGATGAACTATCTACACGCGGTCGATACGTATATGATGTTGAAATAAGCTATACCGATAGTGACGGTAACAACATAATAGAACGCGTATTAGAAGGTAAAATAAAAGTTAACCCTTCAGTAACGAGGTAATACCAATGCCTATACATAGGGTCCCAACAATCAGCGGTATTCGCACCGACACAACTAGAGTACGACGAATAACAGTCGGCACTCCAATTAATCTTGCGGTGCAGAATTTATCATCTGGTCTTAAAACGTTCGACGGTATAGGTGATAAGCCAGGTATTGATGAATTAAAACTAGGTGAGATTGGTATTAATACCCAAGATGGTAAACTTTACATCAAACGAGCATATGATGGTGTAGAGACGATTGTCGAAATAGGTGCAGGTGGCGGTGGTGATTTAAATGCAACCACTACATTCAATGCATACATCTATACGTCAGACGGAACGTTACAAACAATCGAGGGTCCAGACGATGCAACTAACGTATTGCAGTACGACCCAGACCCAAATACTCCGTCACGAATTCAAGTATATTTGAACGGTGTCTTACTCCATCAAGGAATAGACTACGTTGCAAACGACGGGACAAGTATTGTCCTAACTCATATTGTAGGTGAAGAGCAAGTTGTCCAAGTTGCAGCCTATAATTCTACTGGTGTATCCCTAAATAATGACCTAATCATCGATGACCATTTTTCATTGACATTGGGCACGAACGAGGAAACTCGCTTCTATCATAATGGGGTTGACACCATCATTAAACATCTAGGGTTTAACGACGGTCAATTCAAAATACAGTATCTTAATGACGAAAGATTTGTTATGGATAGTGGTGGGGTTCAACTATTGGGTCAATACAGACTCAATGGCGTAGAGCTTGCAACCAAGACTGACTTTGAGCAACTGAACGCTAGACTTGACGCACTGGATAGTGACATTCAAAGTATTAAGAATTTAGAGTTAATTCAGAACTTGTTGTCAGAATAACGCGTATAATGTCTGCTCAAACTCGTTTTTAATATAAATAAAATCAGTATATTAACTGACCCTAGTATTCGAAGGTATGATCAATAATAAGTCCTTTAACAGGGTACTTGCAGAGAGTCTATTCAACCTTGCAAAACAAAAGCAGGATGAAGTCTCTGCAACACCCGGCCAAGAAACTCAAATATTCGATTATATCGAAGGTACCTCTTCATCGACGAACGACCGCACGGTAATACCTGAGGCCCAAGCTATCATAGCCCCAGGCGATACAGCAGTCTTCGAGCTGAACGGTACTCCAACTCGTGATGATTTGATTGATGTGTGGGTGAATGATGTACTACAACACCCTGAAGAGGTGTATGAAACTATTGGTAATACTATTCATTTTTTCGTGGTTCCGCCGCAAGGTACGGACATCTATATTAAATTTCGTTAGTATATTATTAAACGTTTAATTTCAACCTAACTCTAGGAGATTCACAGATGTCATTTAGACAGATTAAATCACCTGCTCTAGCCGATAAGGCGGTCATCAATACCAAACTTGACGAAAGTGCGGTACAAGGACAGAGCACCCTAACGGGAATGACCTCACCGGACCAGTGTTTTACGCTGTTGTACGATGTAGGTTCGGACTCGTTGAAGAAGATCGCGTCAGACGACTTCTTCGGATCGTTCTCAACTGACGATCTAGTGGAAGGGTCTAACCTATACTTCACCGATGCACGTGCAAAAACTGCAGTTGCACAAGACATCGCTGATGCGGTAGCGGTAGAAGAAGCTCGCGCACTAGCGGCAGAAGGCGTACTACAATCTGCAATCGACGCAGAAGTAGTTCGTGCAACTGCAGCTGAGCAAGCAAACGCTACAGCAATCTCGAATGAGGTTACCCGAGCAACTACTCGTGAAAATGCAATCGAAACTGCGTACCAATCTGCAGACGCTGCATTGTCACTACGTATTGACAACATCCTTTCAAATACAGATGAAGTTGCACTAAACTCACTTGCAGAAATCGTTGATGCGTTCCAAGACGCTGATGACGTACTAACTGCATCAACTATCGCAAACTCAAACGCAATTCAGGCAGAGGTTACTCGTGCGACTGCGGCGGAAGCTGCAAACGCAACTGCAATCGCGAATGAGACTACTCGCGCAACTACCGCAGAAGCAGACCTACAGTCACAAATCAATACTGAAGTAGCTGCTCGTATCGCAGGCGACAACGCACTAGATACACGTTTGACCACAGAAGAAGGTAATGTAGACAACCTACAATCAGACCTTGCTGATGAGATTTCACGTGCAACAGCGGCAGAAGCGGTTCTAACTCAGGGTCTTGCAGACGAAGTGACTCGTGCAACAGCGGCAGAAGCTGCGAACGCTCAGTCTATCCAAGATGAAATCACTGCACGTGCAGTAGCGGATACTCAAGTCCGTACTGACATGACTGCATTGATTAACTCTGGTGATGCTGCAACTCTTGCATCTGCAAAGGCAAACGACGACCTACTAATCGGTGACGCAACTGTTGACGGTACTGCTAGCAACACGGTAACCGACCGCATCGCAACTGCTAAGGCAGAGGCAATTGCAGACGCAGACGCATCTGTAGCGGCAGAGCAGGCAGCTCGTGAGGCGGCTGACTCAGACCTACAAGCAGGTCTTGATGCAGAAATTGCACGTGCAACTGCAGCAGAAGGTGTACTAACTACTAACCTAGCAGCCGAGGTAACTCGTGCAACTGGTGAAGAGTCGCGCATCGAAGCGAAAGTTGACAACATCATCTCTAATACTGACCCAGCTGCGTTGGATTCATTGACAGAAATTGTCGATGCATTCCAGAGCGTTGATAGTGACATTCAGGCACTTGTCAACTCTAACACAGTTGCAATCAGTAACGAAGCAACAACTCGCGCATCTGCAGATACAGTTCTACAGGGTAACATCGACGCAGAGGCCGCAACTCGTGCAGCTGCAGACACTACTCTACAACAGAACATCGACGCAGAAGAAACTGCACGTATTGCAGGCGATGCGGCAACTCTTGCATCTGCCAAGGCGTACACTGACCAAGAAGCAGATTCTCATCTAGCAGCCGCAATCGCACACGCAGACGCACAAGACGCGGCACTAATCGGTGACGCATCTGTTGACGGTACTGTAGGTAACACTGTTACTGCACGTATTGCAACTGCAAAGAGCGAAGCAAACGCATACACTGACGCAGAAATTGCAGCGGAAGCGGCAACTCGTCAGGCAGATGATGACGCACTATCTCTACGCACCACTTCACTAGAAGGTCGTATGGATACTGCAGAAGCAGACATCACTGCAGTAGAAGGTGACTTGGCAACTGAAGTTGCAGCTCGTACTTCGGGTGACACAACACTTCAGGCAAATATCGATGCAGAAGAAACTGCACGTATTGCAGCTGACAACACTCTACAACAAAACATTGACGCCGAAGAGACACGTGCACTAGCTGCAGAGGCAGACCTACAAGGTCAAATCACTGCAGAAGTTACTCGTGCAACTGGCGTTGAATCAGGACTACGTACTGATACAGATGCAAACACTGTAGGTGTTGCGACTAACGCAACTAACCTTGCAAACGAAATCACTCGTGCGCAATCAGCAGAGTCTACTCTACAATCTAACATTGATGCAGAAGCAGTAACTCGTGGAAACGCGGATACTACTCTACAAGCTAACATCGATGCAGAAGTTACTCGTGCAACAGGTGTCGAGGCAGGTCTACGTACCGATATCGACGCAAATACTGCTGCAATTGTTGGTAACGACTCAGACATCGCGGCTGAAACTGCGGCTCGTATCGCAAGTGATGCATCACTACAGTCTCAGTTGAATGCAGAGATTACTCGCGCCACTGGCGAAGAGTCACGTATCGAAGGTCGTTTGGACACTGAGATTACACGTGCAACTGGTATCGAAGCAGGTCTACGTACTGACGTAGATGCAAACGCAGCAGAAATCGCATCAGTAGATTCAGACCTATCTGATGAAATCGCTCGTGCAACTGCGGCAGAACTTGTACTAACTCAAGACCTAGCGGCAGAGGTAACTCGCGCAACTGGTGTTGAGGCAGGTTTACGCACTGACGTTGACTCAGTAACTACTCGTGTTGATGCAATTGTCGGTACTTCACCAGAGACTTTAGACACTCTACAAGAAATCGTTGCTGCATTCGAAGACGCAGACAGTGACCTACAAGCAGTTATCACTGCAAACTCAGGTCGTTTGACTACTAACGAATCAGACATCGACGCACTAGAAGTTCGCGCAACTGACCTTGAGTCACGTGCAACTCTAGTAGAAGGTCGTGCAACTGCACTAGAAACTGAGCAGTCTGCTCAAGCAGGTCGCTTGACTGTCAACGAAGGTGACATCGATGACCTAGAAACTAAGGTTGGTACTGCAACTCTACAAACTGTTGCAACTGACCTATCAGCTGCAATCAACGAGATTCACGCAGAACTAGACACTGAAGCAGGTCACGTCGATACTCTACAATCAGAGATGGACGCTGTTGAAGGTCGCGCTACTGTCCTAGAAGGACGTGCAGACGGTCATGATTCAGACATCGCAGCTCACAACGTTCGTTTGAACGGTGCAGAGCAGGATATCGATGACCTAGAATCAATCGTCGGTACTGCAACTCTAGCAACTGTTGCAATCACTACTACTGAAGCTATCAACGAACTACACAGTGAAGTTGATATCAACACTGGTAAGGTTGCTACTCTTGAGTCAGAGATGGACGCAGTTGAACTACGTGCAACTTCACTAGAGAACCGCATGGCGGGTGTTGACAGTGACCAAGTTGTACAAGACGGTCGTCTAACTGTTAACGAAAGTGACATCGATTCGCTAGAAGCGAAGATGGGTACTGGTGCATTCGCAACTGTTTCACAAACTACTGTAGGCGCAATTAACGAACTACACGGTGAAGTAGACGCGGCTGTCGCACGTATCGATGGTCACGATTCTGACGTAGGTGATCTGCAAGCGCAAATCACTGCGGAAGTTAACCGTGCAACTACTCAAGAAGGTCTAATCCGTAGCGAGTTCGCTACAGAAGACACTGCGGTCCGTGCAGAATTCGCGGCGGCAGATGCAGTAGTATTGGCGTCAGCAGCGGCAGACGCAACTTCTAAGGCGGATACTGCGGAAGCGAATGCGAAAGTATACGCAGACGGTATCGTTGCTGCTGAAGAAACTGCACGTGAGAACGCGGACACGGTACTACAGTCTGCAATCGATGCAGAAGTTACTCGTGCACAGTCTGCTGAGGCGACATTGTCATCTCGTGCAACTGCACTAGAAACTGAAATGACTGCAACTCAAGCAGGTGCTGGTCTTTCAACTGCAGGTAACTACATCACTCCAACTGGTACTTCATACCTAGACGCATCTGTCTCTCTAGCAGACGCAGACGCGAAACTAGACGCTGCTATCGCGGCAGAAGTATCACGTGCATCGGGTGTTGAGGCAGGTCTACAAACTCAAATCACTAACGAAATCGCAGCTCGCATCGCGGGTGACAGTGATCTTCAGTCACAGATTGATGCAGAAATCGGTCGTGCAAGTGGTGTTGAGAGTGACCACGCGTCACTTATCCAAGCGAATGCTGACGCAATCGCGGCGGAAGAAAGTGCACGTCAGGCTGCAGATTCAAATCTACAGTCACAAATCGACTTCATTACGTCAAACACTGATTCTGCGGCACTAGACTCGTTGACAGAAATCGTTGCGGCATTCCAGTCTGCAGACGGTACTCTAACAGGTCTAATCTCTCAGAACCAGACAGACATCGCAACTAACGCTGCGGGTCTTGCACAAGAAATCACCGACCGTGTTGCAGGCGATAACGCAGTACGTGGTGAGTTCGCTGCGGCAGATGCGGGTCTACAGACTCAAATCGATGGTAAGGTAAGCAAGTCAGGCGATTCAATGACCGGCGATCTTGCAATGGGTGGAAACAAGGTTTCTGGTCTTGCAGTTGGTACTGATTCAGCTGACGCAGTTAACGTAGGTCAATTGACTTCAGGTTTGGCTGCACAGCACATTTCACAGTTCAGTACAACTGACCTTGCTGAAGGTGACAACCTATACTACACTGACGCACGTTCACGCGCTGCATTCTCTGTAACCGACGTAGACGGTGAAGGTAACGTTTCATACGATAGCTCAACTGGTGTTCTATCAGTATCAACTGGTAAGGCATTCCTAGAGTTAGAAGATGTAAGCGAGTCTTCATTCACTGGACACGAAGGTTTCGTTGCACGTGTTAAGACTGACGGTTCGGCGATTGAATTCATCGACCCAACTCAGTTGGCATTTAACAACGCACAACGTCAAACTATGAATGGTGACGGTGCGCAGACTACATTCGCATTGAACTTCTACACGCAAGACCAAAACGCGATTGTATTCGTAGGTGGTGTTATTCAGGATCCGTCCACTCACTACTCTATCGATGCTGCAAACCAAACTATCACGTTTAACAGTGCAATCCCTGTAGGTACTCAGGCGGTTGTTATTGCACAGTCAACTAACTCAGTCGGCGTACTAGACCCAGGCTCAGTTGGCGTTGAAACATTCGCTGACAACATCAAGCCTGCAATACAGGGTGTAGACATTGTAGTTGGTACTTCACCAGCTGTAGTATCTTCATTCAACGCTACTGTTTCTCGTGCAGCCAAGTTCATCGTAACTGTTGACCTAAACGGCGAACACGAAGTACGCGAGTGTATGGTTATCCATGATGGCACTACTGCATACATAAATGAGTACGGTATTGTATTTACTGGTTCATCTCTACTAGGTGATACAGACGTACAAATGAGCGGAGACACTGTCGAGTTAACTTATGAGGCAGTTTCGGCTGGCGCAGTTGTTAAGGTTGTCAAGACTACTGTAGACGTATAATGGAACACTGATGAGGTGGGGGTTTCCCCACCTTTATTATCGAAAACAAACATTAGTGTAACTCAACTCAAAGGTAAAGAAAAATGAGTACAAACAAAAAGTTCAGAGTACAGAACGGTATCGATGTCACTGGTGAAGTGGTTGTCGGTGGTGTAACTGTAATTGCTGCTGACGGTACCGTTGTTTCCGATTTAAGTGACCAGTTGGTCCCTCTTCAAAATGAAGTCGCTGCACTAGAGGTCTCAATCGAAAACATCCTTGGTACGTCACCAGAAACTCTTGATACCCTTCAAGAAATTGTTGCTTCTTTCCAAGGGGCAGACGGTGATTTGCAAACTCTAATCACCACTAACGCAACCGGCATTGCAACTAATGCCACTGCAATAACTGACGAAGAAACTGCTCGTATTGCGGCTGACGCTGCACTTCAATCAGCAGTGGATGCGGCAAACGCACGTACATCTGGTATCAGTACATCTTCAGGTTCGTCTAACATTCAGATGACCGCTGATGTTGACATGGACAGTAACGCAGTTACTAACATGGCTGACCCAAGTTCTGCACAAGATGCAGCAACTAAGGCGTACGTTGATGCGGCAGATACTACTCTACAAGGTAACATCACTACAGAGGCATCATCTCGTGCATCTGGAGACGCGAACCTACAGAGTCAGGTTGACGCACTAAGCGGTAACGTTGGCGGTTTGTCAACTACAGATATTCCAGAAGGTTCTAACCAGTATTACACTGACGCACGTGTTCGTGCAGCAGTTCAGGCTGGTACTGGAATGTCATACGAACAAAGCACTGGTGAGTTCTCAGTCAGTCTATCTGGCGGAGACGGTATCTCTGTATCGGGTGGAACTATATCCATTGATGGTACTGCAATTGCGCAGGACCTAGTTCCATCTGTAGACGATACTTACAGTCTAGGTTCACCAGATAAGGTCTGGAAAGATGTTTACATCGGCCCAGGGTCTTTATACCTAAACGGTACTAAGATTCTTGAAGACAATTCTGGTACAATCACTATGTACGCAGACGCAGGTCAGAATCTATCGTTCGGTGCAACCGGCGGTGGTTCTATCGACTTGAACGCTGGTGACGAAAGTATCCAGATCAAGTCAGACCTAGTATTGTCAGCAGGAGAGACTATCTCTACTGTCGGTGGGGTTGCAACTCCATTCGGTGGTCAAGTCAACATGCAGACTCACAAGGTCGTTAATGTTGGTACCCCGACTGCAGACGCAGATGCCGCAACTAAGGCATATGTTGATGGTCGTGTAGATGCAGGCTCAATCTCCGGAGATAAGACGTTCTCTAATAACGTTGTCGTTTCAGGTAACTTAACTGTTCAGGGTACTACTACCACTGTAAACAGCGAGACTATCTCTCTGGCAGATAACATCATCGACGTTAACTCAAACGTTACTTCAGGTAACCCAACTGAAAACGCTGGTCTACGTGTTATGCGTGGTGACTCTCCAGCATCACAGTTGCGTTGGAACGAAGCGAACGACTATTGGGAAACTTTCGATGGTAGTGATTGGACTAAGGTCGCACTATCTACGACTGACCTTGCAGAAGGTTCTAACCAATACTTCACTGACGCACGTGCTCAGTCAGCGGTTGCAGGAGATATTTCTTCGGCAGTTGCAGCTGAGGCAGTTCTACGTGCGGACGCGGACACTGCAGAAGCAAGTGCTCGTGCATCAGCTGATGCATCACTACAATCTGACATCGACGGTGAAATCGCTCGTGCACAGGGTGTAGAGGCAGGTTTGGATTCAGACATCTCAGTTAACGCTGCAGGTGTTGCATCTAACGCGGCTGCAATCGCACAGGAAGTGACTGACCGTACTGGTGCAGTTGCAACTGTACAGTCTAATGTTGACGCAGAAGAAGCGGCACGTATCGCAGCAGATGGTGGTCTACAGACTCAAATCACTGCACTAGATGCGAAGCATGATAGTGACCACGCTGCAATGATTTCATCATTGGCGGGTGAGACTACTGCACGTATCTCAGGTGATGGTAACCTACAGACGCAAATCGACGCGGTCGAGGCTGCAGTAGAAGCAATCACTAACGGTTCAGTTGCATCACTAGACACTCTAGTAGAAGTTGTTAATGCATTCGAGAATGCGGACAGCGACCTACAAGCAGTTATCACTGGCAACACTTCAACCATTTCTGGTGTCAACACTCGTGTTGGTACTTTAGAAGGTGAGATGGATGCGGTTCAGGCATTGTCCTCAACTAACTCTTCTCTATTGTCTAACCACGGTCCACGCATCTCTACTAACGAGACTAACATTTCTTCACTACAGACTTTCTCTGGTGAAGGAACTGTACTAGGTACTGCTGCAGTATCACTTGCTGCCGCAATCAACGAGATTCACTCTGAGTTGAACTCTGTTGTTGCAGACCTAGGCGTTGAAGTAGGTCGTGCGACTGGTGTCGAGGCAGGTTTAGATTCAGACATCTCTGCTGAAGCTGTCGCTCGTGCAAACGCAGACACAAGTCTACAGTCTCAGATTTCTTCTGAGATTGCACGTGCAACTAGCGCGGAATCAGGTCTTTCAGGTGATATCTCAGCTGAGACTACTGCACGTGTTCAGGGTGACGCGAACCTACAATCACAAATCGACTCACTATCTACGTCTATAACTGACGAAGGTAATGGTCGTGACAGTGATGTATCAGACCTACAGGCACAAATCAATAGCATCTTGTCTAACACAGACCAGGCTGCAATTGACTCGTTGACTGAGGTTGTCGCTGCATTCCAGAGCGCAGACAACTCACTAGGTACCCTAATCACTCAAAACCAGACTACTCTAGGCCTACACGGCGGACGTTTGGATGCGATTGAGGCATGGGATACAGATAACGTCTCAGAAGGTTCATTGAACCTATACTTCACTGAGGCTCGTGCACGTGGATGTGTATCTGCAGACGCAGGTTCATGCATCGACTACAATGAGTCAACTGGTAAGTTCTCACTAGACGTATCTGAAGTTGAGAGTGCGGTAACTCCAGACAACGCGACAAACGCGGATAAGTTAGACGGACAACACGGTTCACACTACCGTATTGACATCTACGATATCAACGGTACTGTTGTTAACTAATACATTTTATATGTGTAGAAAGGGGACTTCGGTCCCCTTTTTTATTGCTGATATAAATAAACGTATAAATAGTATTATTCAACCATGAGACCATCCAATGTACGCAACAAGTAAAGAGGAATTGATAGACTATTGCCTACGCTCTCTAGGGCATCCGGTGGTGGATATCAACATTGATGAAGAACAACTAGACGACCGTGTTGACGAAGCCGTCCAGTGGTTCCGTGAGTTTCATCCAGATGGCTCAAAAAGATTTTATCTGCAACATCAACTGACTGAACAAGATATCGCCAATAAGTATATTGATTTCCCAGACGACATGGACCTACTGAGTGTTGTTCGTATGTTGCCTGTATCTTACACAGGGGCACAGACAGGGTGGTTCAGTGACGCATGGCAGTTCATGAAATTTACTGTCAGTGACTTCGTCAACGGCCGTGGTATTCTTGGTGACCTTGCATATTACGAACAAATGCAACAACACTTGTCTTTGATTGACATGAAGTTGAGCGGGTTACCAGTCATAACGTTTGACAGACAATACAACCGAATTAATTTGCATATCAGTACATCAAAACTTGAGGTAGGGGACTACGTTGTGTTTGAGGTGTACGGTGTGCGCAACCCAGACGATACTGTAAACGAATACAACAACCTTTGGAATCATCGTTTTTTGAAGGCATATGCAACTGCACTAATTAAGAAGCAGTGGGGTCAAAACCTTATCAAGTTTGACGGTATGACACTCCCAGGCGGAGTCACCGTTAACGCTCGTCAAATCTATGAAGATGCACTTCAGGATATTGACAAGGTCATGGAGAAATTCCGTGAAGAAGATGAGGAAGGCCCAATGTTCTTTATGGGGTAAACCATGGCGACGAATCCATATATTAGTCAAGGACATAGACCGGAGCAAAGTCTATACGAAGACTTGATAATCGAATCTATCAAGTTTTACGGTCAGGACATTTATTATCTACCGAGAGAAGTGGTAGAACGTGAAGACATTTTCCTTGATAGTATTCAGTCACAATTTTCAGACGCATACAAAATCGAAGTGTTTATCGAGAACACTGAAGGTTTTGATGGTGAGACTAATATCTTCACTAAGTTTGGTATCGAGTTACGTGACCAAGCCACTTTTGTCATCGCACGTCGTCGATGGAGAGAGTTGGTGGGTGACAGATTATCTGAGCAGTATCAGTTCCGTCCACGTGAGGGGGACTTGATATTCTTACCACTATCTCAATCTCTGTTTGAGGTTAAGTTGGTGGAAACAGAAACACCATTCTATCAGTTGAGCCAACTACCTTTATTCCGCGTACAGTGCGAACTATTCGAATTCTCAGACGAAGATTTCGATACTGGTATTCCAGACATCGATATCGTGGAGAGAGAACACGCATTCCAGTACCACGTTCAGATGGCTGCACCAGAATCAGGCCAAGGTGGATTTTACGAGATAGGTGAGACGGTGGTTCAAACCTACGATGACTTCGAGATGAAAGGCGAGGTTGCATCATGGAATAGCGAGACCCGAATTCTTTCTATCGCACACTCAGGTGCAACCGATGGTAAGTACCACGAGTGGTCTACTGACAGGGTGATTGAGAGTGATTCGGGCGCAACGTTTATGCCTGTTACTGTGAGCGAAGACGTTAATGAAATACAACCATTTAGTCAGAATCAAATCTTTGATGACTTTGAAAACGATTTCTTAGACTTCACTGAGGGTAATCCATTTGGAGATGTGTCGTAATGTTTGGGACTTATTTTTATAACAAAAGGGTCCGTACAAGTGTTTCTGTGTTTGGGTCTCTGTTCAATAACATACATGTTTTAAGAACAAAACAAGACGGTACCGTGATGTCTCAGGTCAAGGTCCCGTTGTCGTATGCACCTAAACGTAACTTCATGGAGCGTCTCGAAGAGATGTCACAGGGAGAGGAAGCAGAACGTAGAGTTGCGATTAAACTCCCTCGTATGTCTTTCGAGATTACGTCGATGACGTACGATGCGCAGAGACAGTTACCTAAAATTAATAGCTTCACATCGTCGATGGAAGACGCGGACGGTGCTAAACGACGCAGAGTCTACACAGGCGTTCCTTATAATATTAGTTTCCAGTTGAGTGTATATGCAAAGAGTCAAGATGATGCGCTACAGATTGTAGAACAAATCTTACCATACTTTGCTCCGCAGTATACTTTATCGGTAAAACCATTTTCCGATCTACCGGATGTTACAGAAGATGTCCCAATCACTTTAACGGGCGTCGATTTTCAGGATGACTTTGAAGGTCCATTAGAGCAACGTAGGACTATCATATATAATTTAAACTTTGACATGAAGATGAACTTCTACGGTCCAATACAAGATGACAAGATTATTCGTGAGGTTAACATGAACTTGCATCTAATGGACCCAGATGAGTTTGTTTATAACATCGAGATCACACCAGTTCCGGCTGACGTAAGTCCGGACGATGACTATGGTTTCGGGATAGAGTATAATGACGAGAGATACACGTAAACCACCAGCGCTATTTGACGAAGAACAGAAGAAGAACTTCGTCCACGAACAAGACTACGAATACTCTAGGGACACTTACTATGACCTCATAGAGAAAGGTCGTGAGTCACTAGAACTTATGATTGAGGTCGCACGTGAGAGCGAACACCCTCGTGCGTTCGAAGTGTTGTCGAATATGATTAAAGGCATCGCAGATGTCAATGATAAATTGATGGACTTGAATAAAAAGCAGAAGGAATTACAGAAAGACGATTCCTCTGTTGAAAAAACCACAACGAACAACAATCTGTTTGTTGGGTCTACAACGGAACTGCAGCGTATGTTGCAGGGTCAGGATGAGAAAGTCATCGACCACGATGACAGTGATGAATGAGTACGTACACAAAGAACTCCTACTTAGGTAATCCAAATGTAAAGCGTGATGGTGTCTCAGAAGAGTGGGACGCTAAGAAACTGCGCGAGTATAAGAAATGCATGAAAGACCCCGCATACTTCTGTCGCAAGTATGTGAAAGTCGTGCATCTTGATAAAGGTCTGGTGCCGTTCAAACTCTATCCGTATCAGGAGGAGATGTTTCAACACTTCAACGACAACCGATTCAATATCGTGTTGGCCTGTCGTCAGTCGGGTAAGTCGATTAGTTCGGTCGGGTATCTGTTGTGGTATGCACTATTCCACCCAGAGAAGACTATCGCAATCCTTGCGAACAAGGGGATGACTGCACGTGAGATGTTGGCACGGGTCACACTCATGTTGGAGAATCTTCCGTTCTTCCTACAGCCTGGCTGTAAGGCGCTGAACAAGGGGTCACTAGAATTCTCCAACAACTCTCGTATCATTGCGGCTGCAACATCCGGATCATCGATTCGTGGTATGTCGGTCAACTTACTGTTCCTAGATGAGTTTGCGTTTGTCGAAAACGCAGCCGAGTTCTATACGTCAACCTATCCGGTAATCTCATCGGGTAAGGATACTAAAGTCATCATCACGTCAACCGCAAATGGTATCGGTAACACCTACCACAAGATATGGGAAGGTGCAGTGCAAGGTGTGAACGAATACAAACCTTTTCGTGTGGATTGGTGGGATGTCCCTGGCCGTGATGAGAAATGGAAAGAACAAACAATTGCAAACACATCTGGTTTGCAGTTCGACCAAGAATTCGGTAATACATTCTTTGGTACAGGTAATACATTGATTGAGGGTCAGGTTCTTTTGGACCTACGTGCGCGTGAACCAATACAACGTCTGGAGGGTGGGGACCTTCTAGTATATCAAGAACCCGTTGCAGGACATCAATATATCATGACCGTTGACGTTTGTCAAGGGCGTGGTCAAGATTATTCTACGTTCAACATTATCGACGTAAGCCAGACACCGTTCAAACAGGTATGCGTATATCGTAATAATATGATATCACCCATCCTGTACCCTAATATCATTTATAAGTACGCGACACTGTATAACGAAGCGTACACAGTCATCGAGAACAATGACCAAGGAATGGTCGTGTGCGTGGGTCTATATCAGGACTTAGAGTACGAGAACATTCACCTTGAGTCTGCAATCAAATCTGACGCAATCGGTATTCGGATGGACCGAAAGGTGAAACGTATCGGATGTTCTCAGATAAAAGATATCATCGAGAACAACAAACTAGAGGTCGTCGATGAGAACACCATCCTAGAAATATCGACGTTTGTGTCTAAGGGACAGTCGTTCGAGGCGAGTGATGGTAACCACGACGACTTGATGATGAATCTTGTAATGTTCGGTTACTTCGTGGGTACACAGGCTTGGGGTGACCTTACGGACGTTGATATCAAGCGCATGTTGTTCGACCATCGCATGAAAGAAATCGAGGATGATGTACCCCCATTTGGTATTATAGATGACGGTAGCGATTATATACCACAACAAGACTTGACAGACCCGTTTAATCAGGGATGGCATTCAGTAGAAGGAATAGACTTTTCACCGGCCGATGATTGGTGAAAATCACTAATTTATAAATAGAAGTATTGAAAAAAATCCGTATTATGTTTAACTTATTATTCGCTACCGATTAAAGGAAAAGGTTATGGCATTATCAAATCCATCTGCTTCGCCTGCCGTAACTGTAAGAGAAATTGATCTGTCTGGCGTTGCGCCAAACGTTCAAACTACTACAGGTGCATTTGTAGGCAATTTTCGATGGGGTCCAGTTGACAAAAAGGTTCTTCTATCAGGAGAAGGCGACCTAGCGTCAACGTTCCACACGCCATCGAAAACAAACGCTGTGGACTTTATGTCTGCGGCATACTTTTTAAAATATTCTAGTTCACTTTTTGTCGTACGTCAAGTAACATCTGACGCACTGAACGCGGCCACTTCTATAGACGAGGCTGTCTTACTGTCCCCTGCACAACCGGAAGTCCCTGCAACATATCTTGTTGACTCAGACGGTAATCCAGTTCTTGACTCAGACGGTAATCCAGTTGTTGACACTCCGGCGGTACCTGCTGTAGATGCGGTCTATTCTAACCCAGACCAAGCGGTTGTCGTTAAGAACGCAGACGCTTGGGATTCAATGGTATGGGATACTTCACTAGGTTCATTCGTTGCAAAGTACCCTGGCCTTCTAGGTAACTCACTGTCCGTACATGTATATACTGCAGAGATGACTACTGCAAATTTCCCTACATGGGCGTACTCTAACTGGTTTACTGGTGCGCCAGAGACATCTCCATTCGCAGAAGACCGTGGTTGTCACCATGATGAGGTCCACGTAGTTGTAACAGATAGACTAGGTCACATCACAGGTACTCCTGGCTCAGTATTAGAGACATTCCCATTCGTATCAGTCGCTGCCGATGCAAAGGCACCGGACGGTTCACCGAACTACATCAAGGACGTAATTGATGCACAATCTGCATACGTATGGTTCGGTGGTTTTGGTGATGAACTATCATGGGGTGCAAATTCTGGTTCAGAGGCTGTCGTAGGTTCTAACACACACTTCGGTGGTTCTGGTGCAGCAAGCGCAGACTTCGACGGCGGTGCAGACTCAGGTCAATTAGCGACATTCGACTACAGTCCGTTTGCAGATGTAGACGACGTACAGGTAGACTTCCTAATTTGTCCAGCCGAAGGTGACATCTCCGCATTAAACGCTATCGCAGTTAAACGTAAAGATTGCGTTGCAGTCGCATCACCACCAAGGGCTATGGTATCTAACCCAACCCAAGTGGAGTCGTGGGCAAAGAGTCTAACATTTAGTTCATCATACGTTGTCATCGACAACAACTGGTTAAAAGTGTACGACAAGTACAATGACCAATATGTTACTATCCCAGCGGCATCGTCTACTGCGGGTGTTATGGCGGCAACTGACGCAAGTGCAGCGCCATGGTTCTCACCAGCAGGTCAGCGTCGTGGTCAGTACCTAGGCGTAACTGACATCGTCGCCCATCCAGACAAGGGTGACCGAGACATGCTATATAAAGTAGGCGTTAACCCTATCGCAAACATCCCAGGCCAAGGTGTCATCCTATTTGGTGACAAGACGTTCCTAAACCGTCCGTCTGCATTCGACCGCATCAATGTCCGTCGTATGTTCTTAGCGATTGAGCGTTCAATCTCAATTGCCGGTCGTAACGTAATGTTTGAGTTCAACGATGAGTTCACTCGTGCAGAGTTTGTAAACATCGTAGAACCACTACTACGTGAGATTCAGGGTCGTCGAGGTATCACTGACTTTAGAGTAGTCTGTGATGAAACTAACAATACTCCTGCTGTCGTTGACCGCAACGAGTTCGTCGCATCTATCTTCATCAAGCCAGCACGTTCTATCAACTTCGTGACACTAAACTTTGTCGCAGTTCGTAGTGGTGTGGATTTTGAAGAAGTTGTTGGCGTAGTATAAGGAGATAGTCATGTCACTTAGAGTCGATGATTTTAAAGCAAAACTAAAGGGCGGCGGTGCACGCTCTAATCTATTCAAAGCGACCGTTAACTTCCCTGCATACGCAGGTGGTGACGCGGAACTAACTTCATTCATGTGTAAGGCTGCACAGTTGCCTGCATCTGTAATGAACGTTATTGAAGTTCCATTCCGTGGTCGTCAGTTGAAGATTGCAGGTGACCGTACATTCGAACCTTGGAACGTAACCGTATTGAACGATACAGGTTTTGAGGTACGTAACGCTATGGAACGTTGGATGAACGGTATCAATGCACACAGTGCAAACACTGGTCTAACCAACCCTGTTACATATCAAGCAGATTTGATTGTAGAACAACTTGACAAAGACGGTTCAGTCGTCAAAACTTATAACTTCCGTGGTTGTTTCCCAACCAACATGTCTTCGATAGACGTGAGTTATGAGAACGAAGCGATTGAAGAGTTCACTGTCGAATTCCAAGTGCAATACTGGGAAGCGAATACAACAAGTTAAATATGATATACATATAGAATCGGTGGGGGTAAAACCCCACCCATTCGTAATGTGAGGCATCATGGCAGAGAACAACAACATTTTTCAGGCGTTCGGATTCGAGTTAAAACGAGTCGCAAAACAACGAGAGGAAGATAAGAAGGCACCATCCATCGTACCAAAAATCGATGAGGATGGGGCTGGTTATGTCACTGCATCTGGTTCCTATTTCGGTCAGTACATCGACCTTGACGGTACTGGCGCAAAGGACAATCAAGAGCTCATTCGCAAATATCGCGTAATTGCAGAACATCCAGAAGTTGATGCTGCGATTGAAGATATCGTGAACGAGGCGATTGTCGCGGGTGAGTTGGAATCCACAATCACCCTCAATCTGGACAAAGTAGAAGCTCCAGACCGAATTAAAAAGACTGTCACCGAGGAGTTCAACAACATTGTCTCAATGTTTAACTTCGAGGAATACGGGCACGATATATTTCGTTCGTGGTACGTAGACGGTCGTCTATACCATCACCTTGTGGTCAACGAGTTAAACTTAAAGGCGGGCATCCAAGAAATCCGTCCTATCGATGCGACTAAGATTCGCAAGGTAAAAGAAATCCAACATAAGAAAGACCCTAAGACAGGTGCGAAACTTGTAGATAAAGTCAATGACTTTTACATCTACCAAGAACGCGCAGGCGCTAACAATGGTATCAAGTTGACCAGCGACTCCGTATCTTATGTTACTTCAGGATTGTTAGACACGTCGAAGAAGCGTGTACTATCATATATGCACAAGGCAATCAAGCCGGTCAATCAGTTGCGTATGATGGAAGACTCTCTAGTCATCTATCGTATGGCACGTGCACCAGAACGTCGTATCTTCTACATCGACGTGGGTAACCTACCGAAGGGTAAGGCCGAACAACACATCAAGGACATCATGTCGCGTTACCGCAACAAGGTGGTCTATGATGCGAACTCTGGTGAAATTAAAGATGACCGCAAACACATGTCGATGCTAGAAGACTTCTGGTTACCACGTCGTGAAGGTGGACGTGGTACTGAAATAAGCACACTGCCTGGGGGCGAGAACTTAGGTCAGATCGACGATATCCTTTATTTCCAAAAGAAGCTGTACCGTTCATTGAACGTACCATTGAATCGTCTGGAGCAAGAGGCTCAGTTCTCACTGGGTAGGTCAACGGAAATCAACCGTGACGAAGTTAAGTTCCAGAAATTTATTGACCGTCTCCGTAAGAAATTCTCAGGACTCTTCATCGGTGTTCTAAAAAAACAGTTAATCATGAAGGGTGTCTGCACCGAGCAGGATTGGGAAGATTGGAGAACGGAAATACAGGTTGACTACAACCGTGATAACCATTTTTCAGAGATGAAGGACGCAGAGATTCTGCGTGAACGTCTACAGACAATGGACCAAATATCACAGTATGTAGGTGAATATTTCTCACGTGAGTGGGTAATGAAAAACGTCATGATGTTTAATGACGAAGACATTGAAAATATGCGTAAGGAAGTTGAGGGAGAAAATTCCCGAGGCGGAGACGACGCGGATGAAGAACCGGAGATGTAAATAATGAGTGATGAACAATCACAAGATGTTGAAACACTTGAGTTGGACAACGACGTAGAGACTACTGAAGAAGAGGTCGCCGTTGACCCTACTATGAGCTTTGTCGATGCACTTGCATCGGGAAACTTTAATGATGCAGATGCACTATTTAACGATATTCTAGGTGACAAGTTGCAGGACACACTTGACGCAGAGAAAATCGCTGTCGCAGGACAGATATTTAATGGTGAACCAGATTATGAGGAAGACTTTACCGAAGATGATGTCGAGTATGGTGAAGAGGCCTCGGAGTTTGGTTCTGCTGAAGAAGTTGAGGTCGAAGAGACCGACGAAGAAGTCGTAGAAACTGAAGAGTGATAAACATCGGGCAGCTGTCCGTTTAGTAAATTATTCCTTGTTAGAACCGTATCACGCCTCTCTGTAGGGGCGTTTTGTATTACGTTATAACAAAATGTTACGTTAAAAATTTTTTTTGTATAAATAATACAAAAAGAGGGTGTTATGAAAACATTTCGACAACTAAGAGAAAATAAGGCTGTCTTTAATAAAAAGATGGGCGGTTATCCGGTTGTCATCACCAAGATGCCGAAAGGCTTCGAATTGAAGATTGACGGTGATAATGTAGATGTTTTCAAAACACAACGTGAGGCGGAGAAAACCGCGAAACAGGTCCTCAAGGACTTAGGAAAAATAAAATGAAACTGATTAGCGAATACGTAGAAGACGACATCGAATGCATCGTTGAAGCCAAAGAGAACGGCGAGAAGAACTATGTCATTGAAGGTGTGTTCGCGCAAGCAGATCAAAAGAATCGTAACGGCCGTGTTTACCCTAAGGCAATTATGGAAAGGGCGGTAGGCACGTACGTTGAAAATCAGGTTAGCAAGAAAAGGGCCGTCGGTGAACTGAATCACCCAGAAGGTCCTACCGTTAACCTAGATAAAGTTTCCCACTTAATTACTGACTTGAAATTGGAAGGTAATAATGTGATTGGAAAGGCACAAATATTGGATACTCCAATGGGTCAGATTGTAAAAGGTCTCCTAGAGGGCGGTGTTCAATTAGGCGTGTCAACTCGTGGAATGGGAAGTCTTGAGAGTAGAAACGGCGTAATGTACGTCAAAGAGGATTTCATCCTTAGTACGGTAGATATCGTACAGGACCCCTCTGCACCAGATGCATTTGTTAATGGTATAATGGAAGGTGTAGATTGGGTTTGGAATAACGGAATCCTAGAGCCTCAAGCGATTGAAGAGATAGAGACTGAAATCAAAACAGCACCGGCTGCAGTTCGACCTGAAGTGCAAATACGTGAGTTTAAGAATTTCCTCTCGTTAATCAAATCTAAACTATAAGGAGTCATCTATGACTGATCTTAATCAAGAAGTCGAAGTTGAAATCCGCGATACAGATGTTGAAACTAACGATGTAGCGGAGGAGACTCTTGACGAAGCGAAAGAGCCAGGTACTAACGGCGATGCAAAATCTGTGAAGGGACAACCTGTCTCTGAGCCAGAGTCAATCGCATCTGTCGATAAAGCTGCAAAAGGCGCTACGACAAAACAATCACCACCAAAGACTAAGGCAGGTATGTTGAACGCAATGTATCAGACTGCTTCAAAAATGAAGAAGACTGACCTAATGGCGGCGTACAAATCTGTATGTGAAGCGGCAGGTGTTGAGCTAGAAGATGTAGCGGAACTTGACACATCTGCAGAACTATCTGCAATCGTTGAAGGTGAAGCGACTCTATCTGAAGAATTCAAGGAAAAGACTGCGGTAATCTTCGAAGCAGCGGTAAAGACTAAGCTGTCTGAAGAAGTCACACGTCTTGAAGAACAGTATGCTGAAGAACTAGCCGAAGAGGTATCTTCTATCAAGGAAGACCTAGTCGGTAAAGTAGATTCATACCTAAACTATGTAGTTGAATCTTGGATGGAAGAAAACAAGTTGGCGGTACAGAACGGACTACGTACTGAAATCGCTGAAAACTTCATGAACTCAATGAAGGACCTATTCGTAGAGTCTTACGTTGAAGTTCCTGAGTCTAAGGTAGACCTAGTTGATGAACTAGCAGAGCAGGTATCTGAGTTAGAAGAGAAACTAAACTCAACTACTGGTGACGCTATTTCACTTGCAGAGGAACTAGAGACTTACAAGCGTAACACTATTATCGCTGAAGCCTCTCGTGACCTTGCAGACACTCAAGCAGAAAAGTTACGTGAACTTGCAGAGAGCGTAGACTTCGAGAGCGAAGACCAATTCGTCAAGAAAGTTGCGACTATCAAAGAATCATACTTTTCAAAAGAAATCCCAGAGCAAATTGAAGAATCAGTTTCAGGTGAAGCTGAAGAAGAAGTGGAAGTATCCGGCCTAATGGAGAACTACTTGACTGCTCTACGTAAAACCTCTAAAAAATAAGGAAGACTGAAATGAATCAATCATTCGACAAATTGATCGAAAAGTGGTCTCCAGTTCTTAATGAAGAATCTGCGGGCACTATCACGGATCATCACAAGAAGGCTGTAACTGCAGCTATCCTAGAAAACCAAGAACGCGCAATGATCGAAGAGCGCACTGCAATGTCTGGCTTCATCACTGAAGATGTAGCAGGTGGTGCGAACACTGGTTCTGCAGCGAACTGGGACCCAGTCCTAATCTCGCTAGTACGTCGTGCAATGCCAAACCTAATGGCGTATGACATCTGTGGTGTTCAGCCAATGTCTGGTCCAACTGGCCTAATCTTCGCGATGAAGTCACGTTACGGTTCAGGTAAGACTACTTCACCAGAAGCACTATTCCAAGAAGCTGATACTGGTTTCTCTGGTCAAGGTACTCACCCTGCAGGCGAAGCGATGCCAACTGCATCTGCTGAGTCTCTAGGCGCAGGCGGTGTTGACGTTAACGGCAACCCATCAGGCGATTTCTCAGAGATGGGTTTCACTATCGAGAAGGCGACTGTAACTGCTAAGTCACGTGCATTGAAGGCGGAATACTCGCTAGAACTTGCACAAGACTTGAAAGCGATTCACGGCCTAGACGCTGAAACTGAGTTGGCGAACATCTTGTCAACTGAGATTCTAGCGGAAATCAACCGTGAAGTTGTTTACGCTATCAACTCTACTGCAATCCAAGGTGCAACTACTGGTAACATCAATGTCCCAGGCACTTTCGACCTAGACCTAGACGCTGATGGCCGTTGGTCTGCAGAGAAGTTCAAGGGTCTAGTTGTACAACTTGACCGTGAAGCAAACCAAATCGCGAAAGAAACTCGTCGCGGTAAGGGTAACGTCGTAGTATGTTCTTCTGACGTTGCAACTGCACTAGCAGCTTCTGGTATGTTGGACTACACTCCAGCGATGTCTACTTCATTGTCAATCGACGATACTGGTAACACTTTCGCAGGTACTCTAAACGGTCGCATCAAGGTCTACATCGACCCATATGCATCAGCTGACTACATCACTGTAGGCTACAAGGGTACTAACGCATACGACGCAGGTATCTTCTACTGCCCATACGTACCACTACAGATGGTCAAGGCAGTTGGCGAGAATGACTTCCAGCCACGTATCGGGTTCAAGACTCGTTACGGCATGGTGTCAAACCCATTCGTAGGTGCAACCCCACCAAGCGGTATCGCACCAAACAACATCTACTACCGTTCATTCGCGGTAGCGAACATCATGGGTACTTCTGGTACTGTATAAGTCCCATTAGTTCAATAAAAAGAACTGGCTTCAAGCTAGTCATTTTAGGGGAGTCTTCGGACTCCCTTTTTTTTGTGTATAAATATGGACTACTGAGGACATATTATGAGTCTAACAACTAACAAAAACTTTTTGCAACCTACGGGATTCCGTGTCATCATCGACCGCGAGAAGTACGCGAACCTAGAATTCTTTGCGCAGTCGGTGCAACACCCTGGCTCGTCTGTTGATGCGCGTGATATACCTATCCCTAAGTTTGCTGCAATACCTGTCGCAGGTGACAAGATTACTTACAGTGAGTTGAACATCAACTTGATTGTGGATGAAGACATGTCCGCATACAAGGAGATGCAGTCGTGGTTAGAAAGACTCATAGATACACCAGATACCCCAGACCTATATAATGATGTGACTGTCATTATACTTACCAGTCACAATAACACGAACAGACAGATACGTTATAAGAATTGTATCCCAGTAATGATTGGGTCGATTGAGTTTACCTCAACAGTCGGAGACACGACGTTTGTTACCTTTGACGCATCGTTTAGGTTTAGTTCATTTGAGATATTATGAGTTTAAAGAAATATGAGATTAGGAACGTTAACGTTCTTAATATCCTTGAAGATTTTCGTTTCACGTACCGTGAGCTCTATCAACCCGAAAAGACGAACGAATGTTTGTTCGAACGTATGGCAGGTGAGGCTGATAAGTGGTGTGGTGATGAACACCTACAAACCCTATACAACATGGGTGAGGCGCATGATGGTGCAGCTGATACCTCTGTCTGTTATCCTATCAAACCAAAACACTACAACGGGACTCACCCCGAAGAATACCGTAAGACGTGGGAGGCGCTCGACCAACAACTCAAAGAAGAGTTGGGGGTTCGATGCAGCGCACTATCTACACTCTACCCACCCGATGGTTTTATTGGGTGGCATAACAACGCGAACGCATCTGAACACAATCTCATTTTCACATGGTCCGAAAGAGGAGATGGGTGGTTCAAGTTTATCGAACCATCTACTGGTGAAGAAGTCGTCATTCAGGATGAGCCAGGATGGAATTTAAAGGCGGGATATTTTGGTGCCTATGGGTCAGATGACGTTGTCTACCATTGCGCACACACGAAATGTTTTCGCATGACACTGAGTTACACCTTGGGTCATGACTTTGATTTTTGGCAAGATTGTATTGACTACATCACTAATCCGTGATATACTATACCTTTTGCACCGTAGGTTTACACGATGGATTTAGATTCTATACAGAAGGAATGGGCTGAGGACTGTGAGATTCCTCAGCACCAACTTGACGAAGTATCACGACAGACGCCTAGTCTACACGCCAAATATCTACAGTATCTATCATTAGCGAAACTGCAACTCAAACGCGCAGAGAACTCACAGAAGACTCTGTTGTTGCAGAAGTGGAAATATTACAACGGTAAGATGGACCAAGAAGAGTTGGTTGCAACTGGCTGGGAGTTAGACCCGTTCAATGGACTGAAGATATTGAAGGGTGACATGGACCTCTACTATGATGCGGACCCTGAGATACAGAAGTCCGAAGAGAGAATTGCGTACCTTAAAGTTGTTATAGATACACTAAAGGATATTGTTGACACTCTAAAGTGGAGACACCAAACCGTAAAGAATATGATTGAGTGGCGAAAGTTTGAGGCCGGTGGATAACAAGATACGAATAAGGATGGTCAACCACAGTTACTTTTCTGTGGAGGCACATCCCGCACAGGAGAATGAATTACGAGAGTATTTCTCGTTCTTCGTCCCTGGCTATAAGTTCATGCCTGCGTATAAACGTAAGGTTTGGGATGGCCGCGTAAAACTGTACAACACTGTAACTAAACAGATGAACGTGGGTCTCTACACACATTTGCGTCGATTCTGCG